TGTATGTGTATGATTACCAGTTGTATTTGTGCTGGCACTATGACCATGAGAGGGTAATTCCCCCACAGTGAGTTGATGAGTTGCCTCCCCGCCAGTACTTCCTGCATTATAAGTACCCCAACTTGCAGTACCTTGTGCTAATAACACTCGACCTGCTGGCATTGCTTCCCATGTACCAAATCCAAACAATTCTGCTGGATTTATATTAACCGTTGAAAAATGGATATATCCAACGTGCATAATTTTTTTTAAAACATCAATGTCTTTTGAGGAATACTTTGATATCGCATTTCTAACAAATGCACAAGTAGCAAGTTGTGTATCATTCGTATCTACATTAGCAGTTGGAGCTGTTGGTGTTCCTGTTAATCCAGGGCTTGCTTTTGGTGCTAGTGTAGATAAATCTACACTAACAGCACTTGCAACACCATTATTTATATATACTGGCTTGGTAGCACTTCCCACTGTAGAAGTTCCTAATTTATTAGCAACACTTGAATTATTAGCATTATTAGCATTTTCTGCTGTAGTAGCTTTTGCTGCTAAATCAGCATTAGCTGCACTATCAGCTTTACCTTGAAGATTACCTATAAATTTAGTAGCGGTAATATTATAACCACTAGCATTTATATTACCTTTCATAGTTCCACCAGATAATGGTAAACAAACTTCTTTAGCCCACTCTTTTATTTTTAATTTTATGCTATCTAATGTTGCTTCAGCTGAACCAAATAATCTTTTTATTAGATTATCATGTGCATTTTCATCAGCATTATGTTCATCTATTGCATTTTCTAAATCTTCAATAGTAGCATAAATTATACTACCATTTACTATTACCTGAACATTTTCTGCATTACCAATTACAAAATCTATATTAACTATACGCTCATCAATAGGCGTTGTTTTATCATACAAAAAATCTGCACCATTACCTGAAGTTGCATATGCATATAATTGTTCTTCACCACCATCAATTTTAGCCATTATACCTATTTCACGTTGCCAAAAGCCGATTTCTACTTCTTGATTAGAAACTCTAAATTGTATTTGGAATTGTCCATTTTGTTTATCTACCCATTTAGCTATATTAGCACTTAATCTTTCATTTTTAACTTTTGTAAAACTTAATATATCGTCATCATCATCAATTAAACCATCACCTAAAGCTACACGTGTAAATGTCAACGTTTGTCCATTTTGACTTTTAGCAATCATTTCTTTACCAATATTTGTAACAATACAAGCAGAAAATTGCCCTGTATCATATTGTTTATCTAGTAATGTATTTCTATTTTGTAAGCTATTCATAATCTATTACTCCTATTCATAATAATTTGCAGGAATATTTATAATCTTAGCCATATGCACTATGCCAATTGCATTATTCTTAGTTATTCCATTTACATTTATGTTAAATTCACTATTAGCTCTAATATTTATAGTTTTACATTTAGATACTATTCCGCCTAAGTAAAAGTAGTTTTTACTTTCTGTAAAAGCTATATATTTCCAACCTATATGAGCTGGAATATATATATTTAAGATTTCTTCTAATGCTTTAAAATCTGTTATTTTATTATCCGGCAACATGATTTCTAATAAGTATTTCTCTGGATAATCTACCGCATAACCTGTTTTATCGGCAACAAATAGATTTATAAGATAATTTACAAACTCTAGTGTTACGGTTTGCCGATTATTCATACGACTTAATATTTTTGCTCGTCGTGTTTTATAATCATTATTTTTATCTATGGGAAGTCCCAAAAACTGTTCCCATAAATCTAAGCCCCATGTTGCACTTTCAACAAAAAGCTGATTAAAGCAATCTTTAATATATTGCTTTATCTTCTCATGTTCTATATCACAAGCATTATTTGTAGTTTTAAATTTATAATCTTTAGATAAAAAATAAGGTAAATATTTCAAAATACTTACCTTATTTTGCCTAAGCCATATATCATTCAATTATTTTCACCTCATTTACTGTTGGCATTTGCTCATCAGTTAGAGGAACATTTTCTGTATCACCGTTTATTCTTAAATCCGTATAATCTAAAACACCTGTAATTGCAGAATTGTTAAGGATAATACCACCAATCACCGCATAAGATACATATGTGGCATTAAAAATATTTTTCTTAAAATAATCATTAACAGCATTTTTTATGCCCTCTATATTTGCCGTGCCACTTGTAACCTTTAATTCTATATCTATTTTAACTGGCTCTAAACTTACAACCGTAACAGTTGAACCAATTGGTCTTTGCTCTTCAATATGATTTTTAACTTTTTCTATTAAATCTTCACTTGCAATACCATTATTAGCATCTGTTATTATAACTTTAACAGTTCCAGGACCATTCCAAAGCCTTATTACCTTTACTCCACCAACTCCTGTTACTTCAGTTGCCCATTGCACATAATGATATGGATTACCGCTTGTTGCTGGTTTTTGTACTTTAAAAAGCAATCGTTCTAAAAGTTCTTCATCTGTTTCTTCATCAAAGCCATCATAAGCAGAATTTTTATTTGTAACAGCAGATACTCCATAAATACTCATAGGAATTTTTATTATTGTTTCGGCATCTACATTACAACCTATACCAGTATCTTGGGATTGTGCTTTTATATCTACCATTCCTGTAGATTCTATTTTTTTAGTTTCCACTGTAATAAAATTTTTACCATCATTGGTAGAAAAAAGTGAGCCTTCTTGTATGATAGTTCCTGCTTGCCCTGTTACAGTCAGAATAACACTAGAATTTGTAGCTTCTTGCCTTATAATACCATGTTCTTCAGCTTTTTTTGTGAGCCAATCACCCCAACTTGTTTGCGGAAATGATGCTTCAATTATCAATGCCATTTCAGCATATGCTTTTTCAAATTCTTTAGAGTTGGCAGACAGCGTATCCCAAACAAAACCGCCTTCAACAAGATTTACTTTATCGCCTGCTGTTTCGGTGTAATACTGCTTCAACCTTTCCAGTATATTTTTTCTTGTTTCCATTTCAAACATACATAAATCACACCTCGATTTTTTGTGTGGATTTACCATATACAGTGATAAGCTCTAGATTTAAAATTATCTTTTTATTAATTTGCTCAATATTTATATTATTAACTGCCAGAATATACGGATTTACAAGCAATGTTTCTTTTACTGCATTATATAACTCATTAGCATTTATTTCATCATTAGCTACCTTACCGACGAATTTTTCTAAATCTAGACCATAATCATCATAATATGCACCATATCTAAAACGCTCCGTTTGCAATACTTTATATACCCATACTTTTATCGCTTCATTTCTTGTTACAACTTTAATTGAACCGTCACTATTATAAATAAAAGAATTTCTAGAAAAATCCCATGCGTATTCTTTAAATTCTTTTTGCGTGTTATACTGTTCGGTATTTACAGTATTTCCCGTCATAAAAGGATTAGCCATATCAATTACCGTCCAATCTTTTGCCTTTACTTAATATCCAAAACTGTTTCACCGTTTTATTGTCATCTCCGACAATCGGTATCATCAAAATTTTATCGCCCGCATGCCATGTATCGGTATAAATAATGCTTGCAGTGTAATCGTTGTCGATGTCGTGATTATGACTTTCATACTGCGCATCGCCGCTGCCGCCGGATTTATTTTGTGTTGCGGAAACAATATGTCCCCTTATCTGCCTCGTATGCCCCTGTAGCCAGTAATCATCTATATAAAACCATTTTTTATCCAGCAGCATACCGTTCCACTGCACTTTTATTTCCGGCGGCGGGCTTACAATCGTACCGATTTGCGCCGTTGATTGCAATCCTGCATTACCGCCGACATTACGAAAAAGCGTCAGCATAGCTTTGTACGGGTCTTCGGTTTTTTTCATTCAATCACCCCCTGCTCGCTTTTATAATTTTTGTCGGTGTCATATCAAGATTGTTATAATCCCTGCCGTGCACTACAACATTTTTACTGCTGCTGTTGCCGTAATACCCGCCGTTGCCGTCGTAAATTACGACATGGTCATCATTGCCGTAAACGATAACATCGCCTTTTTCCAGACTGCCTGCGGAGAAATCTTCCAAAAGCCCGGCATTCTCCGCGTTTGCCACCATAGACGGCACGCCGACAACGCCGTTATTGCACTGCTCTGCCAAAAACGGGCTGTAATAGCTGCCGATTTTGCCGACGGCTTCCGCACATCCGTTCCTGCCGTTATCCATCGTCGTACCACCCCAAGCGTCAAAACCTGTACTAAGTCCTCTATCCACTTTAAGACTTCCATTACCACCACCGGTACCCTTTTTACGTTTACTGCTCTTAAATACAGGCATTACAATATCCTGTTGTTCGATTTCTGGCACTTCCGGCGCATCCGGCAGATATTCTAACGTCAAATCCATTGTATGCAGATTACCGCTAAAATTATGTGTATCACTCTTGATAAAAAATTTTCCTTTAAGCTGTTCTTCCTGCACTTCAATAGCATATCCAGTAATACACTGGATATTACCGATTGCCTTGATTGAGCTTTCGTCCTGCACCCGTTTTAACCTCGATTTTGCCATTTTCACATTGTCGACCGTTTCGCCCTCTTTCGGTGGTTGCATTCTGTAAATATCCTGTATCATGCCGTAATGTGTAACGTCATCGTTATTCGTAAAAACTTGGCAGATATTGCCGTTATCATCAACCGATTTTATTCGATTTACCATGCTTTCAATACTTTCGGAGTGTTCCGAGTTATCAATATCAGTTAAATCTGTAGCTATATAATCTTCTATCAATTCGCCTTTTTTTATAACTGTTACATCACCGTTTAAACAAATTACCGTATAATCTTCGCCATTCGGATTATTTGTTGTATCAGCTTTGGTATACTCAAACAACATACGGAAAACTTCTGTACAGCTTTTGCCGTCTGCGATGAAACTGACCACGGTATTAATCTGCGGCATATCCACCGCCGTACTTATGCCGATTTCGGCGCATACTTGTTTTATAGCATCCGTTACGGTTATACCATCAAATAGCATTTGCACTTTCGATTTTGCCAAATAAACCATATCATCATAACATGTAAAAGAAAATGTGAAGGTATTGGAATTTCTTTTCCTGTAAAAAATCCTACCTTGAAAAATTTCAACAGGTTCAGATTCTTCCGTTTCAGCGTAAGATAAATAAATAAAACCGCCTACTTTTAAATTTAAGGCGGTAAAGGCACTGTCTTTATCTACAGTATTATAAACAATCTCAAATTCAAGCTTTCTTGCTGCTTGTTCACTATCACCGCTCCATGTCCATTTCGTTACAAAATTTGTAATATCAAAATCAGATAGTGGTTCAGTGTATAGTTTATTGCTATTTTTCTTTTGCTGTAATTCTTCTTGTTCTTTTTGTGTAAGCGGTGGGTCTGTATATTTACATATAAGCATACTATCACCCTAGAAATTTATAATCGTATCATCGGAAATTTTTACAGACTGTTTTGTCGCGTAGAGTACAGTGCCGACATTCAGATTTTTTGTTTTCGCCAGTGTTTTAAATATGGATAACTGCTTTGCGTCCTGCTCCTCGATTGGGAAAAACTGCCCCACACTCTGCGCGGCAACGTCCATTAAATCCATGCCCGGATACCAGTTAATAATCTTTTCTTTCTGTTCTTCCGCCGTTCGGCTGGCAAGTCCCGTCGTATCGTTTAGCTTATTGGAATTCGGCAGTATATAACGGTACTCACGTAAAGATATAGAGAAATACACGTCGCTACTGCCATCTTTTTCGCTGTAGTCGAAACTGTCGATACTTACATTCAAATTTATATTCGTGCCGGATATTGCCAATTTACACGGCTGACCTTTCTGCGCAAAGGATTTTATCTTTTCTACATAGCTGTATGGGCTGTCCGGTGCCCCGCTCACAATGCCGCTATATGCTTGTGCCGGGAAAAAACTGGAGAATTTAACTGTAGTTAAGCCGCGTTTCCCCAGCATATTCACATCACCTAAAGAATTTACATTTACCGTGCTGTTATTGTAGGTATTACCAACCTCGAAACTAGGCGGCGATACGGGAAAAGTTACACTTTCCCCGGCACAGCTTAAAACCAATTTACAACCCGTATTCAGTCCGCTTCCCGACTTGATAAGACTGTCCACCGCCTGATTTAAGAAAGATAAAATTGAAGCCATTACACCGCCCCCTCATTCATGTTTATACTTCTCTTTTGCATTTGATAATAAATTCTCTGCATTAATTTATCCGCTAGCTCGTCCATGTCGGCATCTGATTTCATATTTGCACCATAAATATTAATACTGAAATTAAAATTATTACTGTTACTTTGATTGTCTTGTCGTCCCTGTGCATACGCTGTCTGAATAGATTTATCATGCGGAATGACACGTGTTCCACTTGGTAAATCCACAATTTCCGCACCTTTATCATGAATAATTGCAGGACCACCAGCAAAATTTTCAACGCCATTTGCGAATAGTGGAATATTTAATCCTTCAAAAGTTTTGCCACCTATACCTGGTACAATATCTGGCACAGTAAACTGAATAGAATTTATGCTTTTAATAATACCATTTATAGTTTCCTTTACACCGCCTAATATTCCATCTGCAATACCTTTAATAGCAGAAAATACACTATCAAAAATTTTAACAATTCCTTGCCATGCCATTTCCCAATTTCCCGTAAAAACACCAGTAAGAAATGTTATTACTCCATTCAATACACCTAAAAAACCAGTTATAACAGCAGTAGCAACATTAATTGCCATAATGATACTATTTGTTATCACATTAGCAACTACCACTAAACCAGATATAAATACACTCCCTAAAAATACAGCCAAAGCCTGAAGTATAGGCATGAGCATACCACTAACAGAACCGCCAAGAGATATGACTGTATTTATTAATTGGCTTATAGCATTAAACGCAGGTTGAAGTGCTAATAACACAGTATTTATAGCATTTGATATAACTTCCCTAAGTCTTACAAAAGAAACCATGAGCGTAGTTACCGCAGGCTGAATTTGTGTCCATGCTTCTAAAAGTGCAGTCTTAATCTGATTCCACAATCCAATTAAAAACGGCCCTACAGTTTCCCAATTTTGATAAATAAGAAAAGCAATTCCTGCTATAGCCATTAAAGCAATGCCAAGTGGTGAAAAAATAAATGCCCTAGATGCCGTTACTAATGTTTTTATAACACTGGTAATTTTACTAAGACCACTAGCTGTTGCAATAGCTACTGTTTCAAGTGTCATTGCCGACCTAACAGCAACAAAAGCTGTTTTTAATGTATTGAACGAACTTACTACATGTGTAACAGCAAATTGAAGGGCTTTATTTTGTATACTTCCACCCATTGCAGCTCTGCCAATATCACCATAAAGTTTTACAAGACCACCGCCAATACTTATAGCTTTACCCATTCCTAACATAAAACCAGTAAAAGCTACTGTTCCCATCAAGACATTACCAATTAATAATTTAGTTTCTGGGGATAACTTATTTATCATATCCGCAAAATTACCTATACTATCGGTTATCATTTTTATTTGTGGTGTCAAAACAGTGCCGAAGTTTATGGCCAAGCTTTCTAAGCTTCCCAACATACCATCAATACTATTTTTAAGCGTTCCCTTCATCACCTCAAATTGGGCTTGACTACTACCCGTAGCACTATCCATAGCGTCTTGAAGTGCCTGATAATCTTCTGGGGCTGTTTTTACAAGTGCTAAAAGTCCACTGTATGCTTCTTCACCCGCTAGTGCTTTAGCATAAGCTACCTGTTCCGTATTAGAAAGGTTTAATATTTTACCTCGCAATTGTTCCACAATTGGTTGTAATCCAAGGAAATTACCCGATGCGTCCTTTACCTGTAGTCCAAGTGCTTCAATAGCTTCTGCTGCTGGTTTTGGTGGTTCTGAAAGTCTAGAAAATACTGAACGAAGTGAAGTACCGATTGTACTTGCTTCTATACCATTATTTTTCATTATAGCCATTGCAGTAGCTAATTGTTCTATACTTACATTTAAAGTTGCTGCTGGCGCTCCTGCATACTGCATAGCTAAACCAAAATCTGCCATTCCAAGACTGGATTTATTAGATGCCATTTGTACAACGTCTGCAACCCTCATGGCATTTTGTGCTATATCACCTTGTTTTAGATTCCAAATATTAAGGGCATTACTAACAACATCGGAGGTTGTGGCTAGGTCCTCTCCACTAGCTACTGCTGCTGTTATTACAGACGGCATAACACCAACAACCTGATTAGCATCATAACCTGCCGCTGCTAATCTATCCATACCTTCTGCTGCTTGCGTGGCACTTATTGGAAAATCTGCACCAAATTGGCTTGCTTTTTGACGCATCATTTCCATTTCTTCTGCTGTTGCTCCAGCTTTTGCCGCTGCTCCAGTTATAATGCTATCAAAATCAATAAATGCACGACCTCCTGCTGCACCAATTGCTGTAATTCCAGCTGCAATTGGTAACATACTTTCACCGACACTACTAAATCCATCACCAATACGTTGAATATCTCTACCCATACGCTGATGAGCACGTGCTGTACGTTCCATTTCATTTTGAACACGTACAAGAGGGGAGGTCATCATATCTATTAACCTTAAAGTTACATCAATTTGTGTTGCCATTTTATCCCCTCATTTTTTTATTTCTTCTTTTATATCTTCTTGTTCTTGCCTTATAAAAGCTTCAATAATGGTTCTTTCACCATTGCCCATATTAAAAAAATCTAATGGCTTCCAATGATGTTTTCTATAAAGCCAATACATCATATTTGTTTTGCCATCAGATTTTATTAGTTTTTTATTTCTTCAATATTTTGTTGTTTTTCTTCTTCACTGTAGCCAGATAATGCACTTATTTTATTTGCTATATCTGTAATTTCACCAGCTAAAAACAACTTTTCATACATATCAAATGGAGTAGTTGCATTAAACTTTTTAAGTAAATTAGTATCTGCCAAATTTGGTTCTTTTATTCCTTCATTTAATGTAAGCATTTGCATTTTATACAAATCTATATTTTTACTTTTTCCTTTTATATTAATGGCTGTTGTTTGAATTTCAGAATATCTTTTAGCTGGAATAGATTTTAAAGTAAGTACAAATTTTTCTCCCAAAACTTTACTTAATCTTTCAACTTCATATTCTTCTGTGTTTTCTGCTAATACTTCATTTACATCACTATTTAATAATACATCAACTAAACTCATTCTTCTTATCTCCTTTAAAAATAAAATAATTACAAATATATTAAGCGTTAGCAGTAACAGGCACTTCAAAATCTGTAAAAGTAAAATCATAATCATCTTCTGTAAGCTTTTTAGCTTCCCAATCCATAAGTGTAAGTTTATCAAAGGTTGCATCACGAATAATCACTTCTTCACGTCCAACTGCATCTGGATCATCAAGTTTTGCACGAATTGTAACAACTGTTTGACGCCCCTTACGAATATTATCCGCCATAAGATTAATAAAATAAGAAGACACATGATTCATTTTTACATTTCCAGTACCTTCACAGCCTACAACTTTATACTGTTTAAACATGGTTTTTACTTGATTAACTTCTTCTTTTATGAGTTTAATTTCTGCTTTAAACCCTGTTACTTCTGCCATGTGTTTACCTTCAATCCATATTTCACCTTGTGTACCACTCATAACACGTTGGGCTTCAAATTTTTCCATAAAAGTAAGCTCCTTTCTTAAATATCAAATGGTAGTTCTATATCTTCCATAGCGTCAATTATCTTAATTTTGCCTTTTAAAAATACTTTTTTCTTTGTATCTAGCTGGTTAATTTCATCATCACTCATATCTGCAAGTTCATCTTTGGTATATAGACCATTTTGGAGCTGATAATTTTTTATTGCTTCTGTATCAAGTTCTACAGTAGAATAATTAGCTTGTAAAAGACCTTCACCTTCAAGTTCTTTAAGATATCCAGTTATTGCAGTAATAAGTAAACATTTATTATCATAAGTATTTGCATATTTACCTATATAGCTATCCTGTGCTGTAGTTCTAATATCATCATAAATCATATCCATAATGTCTACGATTTTAATTGTTTGATAGCCTTCTTGTTTTCCTTGCGTTGTAGTAACAAGACTATTTACTGCACGACTCATTTTATATTTTGTGCCATCATACCAAATAAAAAATTCACCATTATTAACTTTTTCATCATTTTCATCAAGGTCATATTTATCACAATCAATTATTTCATTAAGTGGTGCATATGTTGCACTTATCGTAAGTGGAGTACCTGCAATAAGTCCAGCAATACGTGCAGTATATTCAGCTGGTGTATAAGTCTTTGTAGCTGTTTTTATATATTTATTACTAAAATTAATAACACCCTCATAATCTCCATCATAACCTGGCATTACTATTTTCATTTTTTTATATTTATTTTCTCGATAACTTTTTACCCATGTGAGTAACGTTTCAAGTTGATCTGCTTCTACTGTAGGAATAGATAAATAATCAAATCGTTCTGTAGCTATTTTTTTTAGACTATCCTGCCATTTATCAGTGCCTTCTTTACCTTTAGCTTGTAAATAGACTTTAATTCTATATGGTGTCGTTACATATCCCAATAAACATTTTGTAATATAATCTTTATTATTTTCACTAAGAATAGATGGTATATCATCTGCTGTATATATTACAAAAGGATTTTCAATAGCTTCTGAAGCTGTTTCTATACCACAAATAGCTTCACCACAAATAGCACTGCCTACTATAGCATTTTTATTTGTAGTAAGTTCATCAATAATAGATTGTTCTTCTTCTAAAATTAAAGCTACAATACCACGTTTACTACGTTCAATTGCTGCAATGCCTGCTTCTTTAAAAGATACAATCACATTTGGCATTCCTAATTTTGCCATATTGCCCTCTCTCCTTCATTTATTTTTACTTTTAACTGCATTTCTTCCATTAAATCAGCTTGTTTCATTGGTCTTATAATTTGCTCCAAATAATCCATCTTTATTATCATTTGGATAATATCTTGTTCTTCCCCCACTCGGTCAATAGTAAATTCATTCACATGAATATATCTCTTTTTTAAAGGTATTCCTCTTTGAAAAAGCATTTGAAGTCTATCCATAACATCAGCATAATGTATTTCATTTTTATCAGTATCTTTCGGGAAATATGTCAATATAATAGACAATCTTTTCTTTGTTATATTTTTAGTCTGTGGGATATTTGTACATAAACATTTAATAAAAAAGCACGGTTTAGCGAAATCTTCTAAGATTTCATCACTATAAACCGTGCTTTTAAATTCTGCTTTCAGCATTCTGCCAATTTGATTTAAGATATCTATCTGTTTTACTACATCAGCCATCTAATTTATCTTTTACCCGCTTATATACACCTTTCCACATATATTCTTGTAAATCATCTTGCTGTTCATCTATGGTTTTTTGCAGAAAATGTTTTCCCTGTACAAAGCCTTTTTCGCGCCCTTTTTTATCTATAATCTTATGTCCTCTATCAACCAAATGGAAATGTGGCGCAGTAGAGTAAATATCAGCGTGAATATTTTTGCCGTAACCTTCAATTTTCTTTTTCCAGCTTTTATTTAATTTTCCTTTATGGTCTTTGCCACTATTGGGGCTATTTGCTTTTAAAGCTCTAACCATGCGATTGGCGCCACGGTTTAAAACTACTTCAACGTCATCAGGAAATTCTTTTTGTACCGCCTGCAATCTGCCAATAAATTCCTCAAAAGTAACTTTACCCATTGTCTTCATCACCTGCTCTTTTTTCAGAACACATAAGTTCCAGCTTAACATGTGCTTTATACGGGTCGATAACTGTATTTATGCGATATAATTTATTTCTATACTGCACCAACATGGAATTATTTATGCTATCCCGATAACGAACCGTTACCTTTGTTAAATCCTCCATTTTTTCTTTGTGTTGCTCGTAATAGGCTCGTCCTCTAAGTGGCTCAATTCTTGCCCATACTTTTAAAAACGGTATTAATTTTTTCTGCGTCAGATTATACTGCGTTTCAACATCTTCATATTTTAAAATTGTTACACGTTTATCTAATGTACCAATTTCTTCAATATTAATCATGATGTTTCACTTCCTAATGGTTTATAATACTGTGCCAGAGAAATATGCGTAATTATAGCTTCTATAGAGTGTGGTAAATTGTTTACATTGGTTTTTGTAGAAAAAACACTTCTATTTTCATACCAGTGTGCTACCAGCATTTTAACAGCCAAGACAAAAAGCTGGCTGTTATCACTATACTTTTTTCCGGTAGTCTGCTCTAAATAATCAGTAGCAGCTTCGATTAAACTTCCTATGAGTTCATCATCTTCAGTTAAATCTTCATCAATTCGCAAATAATCTTTTGTTTGTTTTAGTGTAACAGCCATATTAAATTACTCCTTAACTAGCAGAATAAGTACCTGTAATAGAAGCTGTACTTTCATCGTCAAGATGAGCTGTACCTGTAATAGTTCCGCCAGTAATAGTAAGTTCTATACTTGTTATCTTTGCACCAGTATCTCCTTTTGCTCCAGCTGTTCCTTGCTCACCTGTCTCCCCTTTTGGACCTTGCTGTCCAACATCACCTTTTTCACCTTTTTCTCCTTGAGGACCTTGCTCTCCGTCTTTTGGTTTATCAATATAAGTTAACTTTCCATCAGCACCTAAAGATAAAATCTGCCCTTGACTACCCTCTATTTCTGGTTTATCTAATTTATCTTCAATTGCATTTTCATGTGTTTCAAGTGCAGTTTCAATTTTATTCATATTTTCAGCATTTACTGGAGTTTCATTATTTACCCAATTAGTTTTTGTATACATAATTATTTACCTCACTTTTATTTAACTTTCTTTTCCTAGTATTGTTTGCCCCACTATTGCCTTACCTACTATTGCAGGTGTGGGGCTATTACTCTCCCGCTTTCACCAATTTAACAAGGCTATCATAGATAATAGGTTTACCATCGCACACCATAATCATTTTGCGGATAATGTCATCAGTGTCATTATCTTCATAAGTTTTAATACCAATCTGGAAATTGGTATTAAGCGTATAATCGGCAAAATTATAAAGAAAAGCAAATGTTTTTCCTGCTTCTAAAGTATCAGAAAAGTTTTCTAAATAGTTTGTAAGCACTACAGTTCTACCTAATAAACTACGTTCCGCTTTTCCGCCAAATCCATAGTTAACACGTGCAATAGGTTGACCATTTGTATCTGTCATACCAATAAATGCCATAAATGTTTTTTTAGTCATACACCAAACTGCACCTGATTCGTACTCCATAGGGAGTTCAGCTTCAGCGTTTACCAAAGTTTTATAGTCAATTTTGCTTACCTCTATTTTTGTACCTTTGGCATCTTCTTTTAGAATACCTGTTGGTTGTCCAACACCTGTACCAGAAATAATCGCTTTTTCTAATGCTTTTGCCATTGCTTCTACTACATTATTAACAAGTGTTGTTTCAAACGCACTATATGCCATATTTTCTGTTTCTAAAGTAACAGCTACAGCACAACGCAATTTGAAATGACTAAAAGTAATAGTACCAGATAAAGTCTTTTTCTGTTTATCACTGCCTGCACCTTCTGCTACCCATGTAGCTTCTGGTTTTACGTTAGAAGTTGGAATAGAAAGACCTGTTTTATAAGCTGTACGTGTTACAAGTGGCAAAATCATACCGTATGCTTCAAGTTTTTCGATAATTTTATTGAGTGTAACAGATGGCACCAATGCACCAATATCCGTTGTAGCAGTTACTTCATCACTTCTAAATTCTTGAGGAATTTTTTCACCACGACAAACATAATTCATAAACGCTTGTCTATATTCCTCACTATCAAAAACATTTGTTTTTTTAGCTGGTTGACCTGCTGTTCTAGTTGTCATTGTACCCATACCATCAATAATTGTTTGACGTCTGCGAATTTCTTTTTCTTCTTCATCAAGTTCTCGGAGTTCTTTTTCAATTTCATCAAAATTGATGTTTTTGTTGCCCTCATCATTTAATAAAGAACGAATTTCTTCTTTTCTTTGCAAAATTTCTTCTAATCTTTTGTTCATATTCTTTCTCCTTCGCATAAAAAAAGCACGTCTAACCGTGCATTACAAATAAGTCATTAAATATAATTTTTTTCTTCTTTTTTCTTCTTGTAAATCTTTTTCTAGGTTCACAAAATACTCTTTACTTCGTGCCTGTATAGATGTTCCATCATACGCTGGAAAATCGACAACCGCCACATCATAAATTTTATCAAAGGCGGTTATTGTACGTGTATAAATCTTATTTTCCCTATCAGATTCTGAACGCTCATTTTTTACAGTAAAAGCAAAACTCATCTTGTTTAAATCACCACGTTTAATAAGTTTATACACATCTGTACCATTATTGGTATCAATAATATCTGCACTAATTCTAAGGCCCTTATCATCGGTATTCATAATAAGAGTATTATTGCTTGCTCTAGCAAGTACCATAGCAATATCACCATGATTGTACTTAAATACAGTATCGCTCATGTCAGCACCATCGAAGGCATTGCGGTCTATTACTTCCATATACTTCCAACCGCTCCACTCGCTTTCCCATATTAATGCCCTTTGATTAAAAACTGCTGCATATCCTTCTACAAGTTGCTTATTTTCATCATCATTATTAGCTGGCTCTAGTAGTGCCATTCTCATTTCCATTTTCCCCATTATCTTCACCACCTTTCAATGAATTATCATTATTACCTGTTTGATATAAACTTTGGTCTTTAGCTTTTACAAAGTTTAAACTGATAAGGCGTTCATCACCGCCTTCAATACCAGCATAACCAAAGATTTCACGAATTTCATTGATTGTTAGTCCGCCAGTAGGAATAAGAGTTTCACAAACCTTAATTTTAGATGCTACAGACATGAAGTTTAATCTATTACTTTCTAAGATAATTTCATTGCCAAAGCCTCGCTCTCGTCTTGTAAAAATCTTATCTGTCATTTCTTGAGCCAGTTTAATTGACACAGGCTCAAGCACTGATTCATAAAAAGCTATATACTCATCTTCGGTATATTTGCCCATGATGATATTTTCATTAAGTCCGAAATGCTTATAAATATTATCTCTAACATAACTCATCTGTTGACTGTTAAAAGTGGTTACATTACTCGTAAGTTGATGAAATTCTGCTCTATTATCCAAGCTGGCAATGCCAGAAGGATTATTCGTTGCATACATATCTACAAATTCATCATGCGCATTTTTAATATCCTCTGGTCGAGCTTTTGCCTGCCATTGTATATATCCCCTCAACGCCGTAAAGTTTTTCACAGCATTGACAATAGATGCCTTCGCCGCTTTCAATGTGGATAAATCCTCAATCATTATCTTAGAATTATCATCACCAAATAATTCATCACGGTTAAAATGCCTACGAATATGAATAAGATTTTCATAAGGAATAGTAATTCTTTCACCAGCACCAAAAGTAAATCTAGCATAAAGATTATATGTTTTATCTTCTAATATCTCTAAAAGTGGAAAATCTAAAGGATACAAAGCTTTTATACCGCCTGTAAATTCGTCCCACTGTACATAGATAAAAGCATTGTTATAAGTAAAATACTGTGCTATAAACTTTTCTAAAAATTCACTAGCTGTCATCATTGGATTAGGATATGAACTTAATAAATAATTCAATCTATTACTAGGAACATTTTTTATTTTTCCATTATCCTTAATTACATGTTTTGGTCGCATTTTGCCAAAATGTCTTGCAATAGTATCTATACAATCTCGCACTGTAGCATCATCATAAGCATTACCAGAAAAAGGTGTATACATATTGGTATAGCCATTTAATAATTTTAAAGCAGTAACATCTTTATATTCTCTTGCTTTGCCAAATATTTTGCCAAACAAACTTCTAAATTGCAAATTCTCACCACCTTTAAATAATATTCATATAGTCATCTTTATTTCTCTCATAAACTACATACGCATCTAGAAGGCTTGCAAAGCCGTCAATTCTCTGTCGTGGATTTTGTAATTTACATGGCTGGATATTTCCATTTTTATCCATATCCACACTAACATTTGCCATGCACCATTTAAGTACAGGATTATTGTTATAGTTTATAAGTTTAGCTTCTAAATCTGCCCCCAAAGCTTTCATCGGACCAGATAAAGTTTTCTTACCCTGTATTACTGGCTCCATAGTTGGCTCGCCAAAAGTATTTATCATATCCTGAACAAAGTATTTTGCAGACCAACTATCATAGCCACATTTAAACAGGTATATATCTTTTTCATTTTGCATTTCTTCAAACCATTCAACAATCAAGCGATAATCTATACTATTGCCAGGACTTAACCTAATAAATCCTCGCTTTAGCCAAATATCATAAGGCACTTTATCCTCATGTACTCGTTTTTCAAGTAATTCTTCTGGTATCCAATACATCTGCTCTACATAAAAACGTTTTTCATCTTCAGGAGTTTTAAACAGCATAGTAGCACAAGTTAAATCAGTTGTAGCAGATAAGTCTATACCGCCGATGCCGTAGCGCGGTTTTAAAACTCCGATATCGAAAGTCGCTTCATTATTTAGTTGCTCGAAAGTCAAAAATGCTTCCGTCGCCGTTTCCCGAACATTAAAATCCTTGCACAGTAGGTTTTTAACATAATGCGGATTGGCTTTGGCACGGTTCACTTTATCTTCTAGCTGTTCGCGGCTCTTAATCGTGCCTAGTGCCGGATTGGCTTTCGCCCAGCAGGTTGGCTTTGTCCATTCATTGCGCTTGTCTAGTTCATATATTACCGGTAGAATGGTTTCATCTTTATATCCGTTTTCATCGCCGTACCCGGCTATGATATTCGCCGCTTCCTCATATTTCAAATCGAAAATACCCTCGCGGATTGTACCCGCCGTCGATGTGATAATGGATAATGGCTGTTCACGTGCTGTCATGCCATCGATTACTACATCGTAAAGGTTTTTATCTTTGATAGCGTGCAATTCGTCAATTAATGCTCCATGAACGTTCAATCCGTCCAGCGTGTTGCTGTCGGAAGCCAGTGGCACGAATACGCCGTCATTGAAACGGCACTTTATCCTCGAAACAAGACAGTCGCACCTTTTATTGAGCGACGGCGATTTCTTTACCATACGGACTGCTTCATTCCAGATAATTTTCGCCTGCTCTCTCTGCGTTGCCACGCTGTAGACTTCACTACCCGGCTCGCCGTCCGCCATTAATAAATAAAGCCCAATGCCGCTCGATAAAGTCGATTTTCCGTTTTTACGTGCCACAATTAAAATAAGCTCCCGATACTGCCGTAGTCCCGTATTTTTGTCGATAAAGCCGAACAATGCTGAAAGTATTGCTTTCTGCCACACTTCCAAAACAACCGGCTTACCTGCCCATTTGCCTTTCGAGTGCTTACAATAACGCTCAATAAAATCTATAGCGTGATTGGCTTTTTTCTCATCAAAAATATACCGACTGCCGCTATCATGGAGCTTGTCATGCAGGTGCTCAAACAGTTTTTTAACCTTTTCCGAAACGATTGCATCGCCGCTTTTTATCTTTCCGTAGTAGATTTCAATGTAATTCATACAATCACTACTTTTTCAACGTACCGACAAAGGCTTCAAAACCATCATCGACATCATCAGAAGATTTTTGCGGCATACAGGACAGCAGCGTTCGGATTAAAGAGTTATAGTTCTTTAAGGTGGTGGAATATGCTTTGCTGGCAGTAGACTCCTTTGTGCCGAATTGGTTCTGCCCGTTGCAATATTCTTCAACAAACCCTACTTCGTCAAGCTCTTTCTGCAAATCCGCAAGGCGAAATTCCAAGTCAACCGCAAAATCAATCATTCTTTGTACTACTGCCATTTTATCGTCGTCTATATTTTTAAATGCTTCCCTATATTGTTCTAATCTTTTCTTTCTTAATGTTTTTTCGCTATATCGCGGCACAAAATCATCTCCTTTCCAGTAAAAATTTCTGAAAAATATACCACACCCCTCTCGGCGGTGGCGTGTATTTTACACGTGTGTGGACCCTCCGGTCTAGTGAATTGTCAGACAATTTATTAAATACGGGGGTGTTGATACGTAGCAAGCAAAGCAAAACGGTCTAACCTTACTTACTCATCAACTCTGACAGGTTCATCAACAGCAACAAGGTTGCCGTCCTCATCAAAGTGCATTGTTCTTGTATTGTTATCTTTGCTATGTATCTTGTTATGACACTCAAGACATAATAGCATTAGGTTATCCCAACCATAAGCAATATCAAAGTTATTTATATTCTGTGGAGTAAGCGAAACTTTATGATGTACAATAAAGCGTTGTCCGTCTGTACCCTTGCGAGCGACAGTCTTGTTATGACACATCTCACAAATATACAATTTAGATTGTGCAAAGGCTTTAGCACATTTCCGCCATCTTGTACTATTATAGAACTTACGTGCAAATTCTTTAGCCATTTTTAACCAATATCAAACGGTAAATCAATTTCAAACGATGCAAAAACATCAGTATCAAATCTAGCCACAAATGCACCATCTAAAAAAATATCCATATATTTCTTGCCAAAATATACTATACCCTCACCTTCAAAAACATACACTCGATTATTTTTAGTTGTTACTTCTATACGTTCTTGTATAGGAAACTCACATCTATCTATATACATTATTCTCACCTTTCTATTGTTTGCATTTCTGTTGTTTTGATACTTGCAATTTTTCGTACTGCTATAAAGCGATTATCCCAACTTTTATATTTACTATCCGCTAAGACAGATTTTTCTTTAGCATCTAATAAGACTGCTTTTGCTCGTACTACATCATCATCGGTATTAACCAGTGCTTTTATTTTTATTTGATTAGACTTAGGATATTGTTCAGAATACATAAGATACTTTTCATCCCATATCTGCTTATATGCATCATCTGCTTGTGCCAGTATGTTTTTAGTTTTAGCCACATATTCAGATAACGTTGCTATCGTATTTGTAATCAATGCAATATCATCTATTAACTCTTGCCCTGTTGGATTATTAGATATTTTAAATTCATTATCCATATAAACTCCTTAAATATTCTTCACATCTTGCTTTTATTTCTTTAAGTCTGCCACTATCGTGTCGCAATCGATGACAACTATCACACAATACAACACCGCCACTCATTTCATCGGTTTTCTCAATTCCGCATGGTTCATGGTGAAATTTATGTTCTGTAGATACATATGCACCACATACAATACATCTATAATTATCTCGTTCGAATATCTGCTGGTTTAATTTTCTTAGCTTCTTACCCGTTAGTTTTACTCTATGCTTTTTCTGTAACATTTATTCACCGCCAATAAAAAAATAGATATAATCTATCGACTATATCTATTATTGATTTTATGTACAAAAAAAGACAGTCATTTGTTGACTGTCTCTTTTATGTTTCCCATGTTATTTAGTTTTTGTTGATTATAACTATATCACATTTCATTAATCACATAAAATAACATTTACTATCATTTTAAGCGTATATTACAACGTCTTAAATAATCTTCATATTCTTTGCCATAAATTCCATTAATAATTTTACCAATATGATATTGTGTGCTATTGATAGTCATTTCATTTAATTTAGGAAGAGGTATTAATGAATGATTGCCATCTACACCTACCAAAAAAATTTCTTCAACAATGTTACCATTGTATTTTAATAAAAGACGTTTGCGATATGCATCTTTATTAGGGAATTTTTTAACCCAGTCTTCCTCAAATTTTCTTTCACTAAAATCTTCTTCAACTTCTTCAATTGAAAAAGCTAAATCTTTTTTAAAAGTTATTTTTCCCCATTCATCAAACAATAACCAATCAGTAGCTTTTGAATTTATTACAATAGACATATATTCATCGTAAGTCATAGACTTACCTCCTCTTTAATAATATTTTGTGTCATAATTATATCATTAAGACACAAAACGTGTCAATAATTATTTAAAAAAATATAAAATTATGCTAAAATAAATATAGAAAGGAGCTTTTTTATGGAAATGTATAAATTTCTTCGGCAATTACGTATTGAACGAAAGTTATCACAAAGTGAATTAGCTGAAAAACTAGAATTAAAACGTAGCACTATCAGTATGTATGAAAATGGGAAACGTCAACCTAATATTGAAACATTAATATTAATATCAAAAATTTTTGATATTGATATCAATATACTAAAAAAAGATAATCCTAACTCTACTAATCAATCTTCAGAAATTGATTTAAAAAATTATTTAGATAATTTTCTTTCATTATTAGATCTACCAAATTTAACATACAATGGAAAACGTTTAAAAATAACAGCACATGAAAAAATCTTTATCCGCAAATCAATTGAACTTAACAAACAATTTTTAGAAGGAATTACACATATTAATAAAAAAAAGACCTAGTTAGGTCTTTTTTTTATTAATATACTTTCTAATCCTTTTAAATGTAATCTATACACATGAGCTAATGAATATTTACATATTTCTGCGATATCAGCCCATTTGAGAAAAGATAAATATCTCATAGATAAAACTCTTTTGACCTTGTCCTCAACTCCTAAATTATCTATACATTCTTTTACCTCTTGTTCTTTTTTAGCGTATATCTGCATTGCTTTTAATTGTTTAGCAACTTCTTCATCAATCTTAGCAACATAATCTGATATGTCCATTTTTTTATTACTTCCGCCAACAGATTCCATCTGATATACTGCAATCAATTTCTTTGATGTTGTTTTTAATTCTTTTACTCTACATGCTATTGCTATAGCATTAAGCTTTGCTTCTCGAACACTATCTAAATATCTTTTTGCTATTTCTAAGTTTTCTTTATCTTTTCCCATGAAATCCTCCAAATATGACAAGGATAGCCCATTTCGAGCTATCCTTTTTCATTTTCTTAAAATCATTTATTACAGTATTCGCTATATTGACAACACAATAATATTATTTCATTCTCATTAAAACCATTTTTCAACAAATAACTTTCAGCCTTTATTTTCTTCTCAAAACACTCTTCTAATCCATCAAGTAAACAACTTAAAACAATTTCTTTAGGATCTTTTAAACTCAAAATTGTTTCTCTTATATCACTAGCCCATGCACTATTTAAATCATATTGTTCTATAGCATCTTTATATTTAAATTCAAGTTCATCAAAACTTTTCATTCTTTAGCACCACCTAATAAACTTCTAAATACTTCGATAGCCTTTCTATTATACCTAAATGTCTGCACTTCTTTATTAGAATATCTTGATTTATCATAGAAATACTTTCCGTACTCATCTGTTTTCAAATTATGTTTATTTGCTAAACTACCGATTTTATTTTTAGAAACTCCAAAGATTTTGCCTACTTCTGTTGCCGAATAAGTCAACTCTTTTACTTCAGGCAATGGTAACACATTACTTCCTGCTAAAGTATTAAAAGCATAACTTTTTGCCATTTGTTTATATTCTTTTATGTCTACTTTATCAGCTAATTCCAACCACAATTTTGATTTTTCCATTTGAACTTCATCATATTTACAATCAAGAATTTTTTTATCAACACTTGATACTTGTAATTGTTTTAAATATTGTTCCATTTGTTCAAAAGCTGTTATATATTCAATTTTCCATTGCATTGCTTTTTTGCCAGTAAAACCCATAACAATAAGAGAAAATCCATTTTTATTCATAAGATATTCAATATTTGATTTTCCACTATTATCAATATATGTTGTTTCATAAAACCATTTTTTTATTTCATCATTTCGAGTTAACTCACTAAAGCCATTTTTGGCTTGAGTCAATTCTATAACATTTTTTATTGAACGAAGTACTTTTGAATGTTCTTTTCTAAAGCTATCAGCAACTTTTCTACTGGATACTACAGCTTGATTATTTACTATTTGTATAAGATTTTCCATTATATATTCTCCTTTTCTGTACTCACAAAGAATGATATAATAGATTTATCAGTCCTTGTGGGATTGTGTATTAAGCAACCTGAATGCTTTGGTCGGTAAGCAGGTTGCTTTTTTATTTGTCTTGATACAACTTATCTATACCCATTCTAACTATAACTGAACGATTAGTATTATGTTTCTCACATAATTCATCTAATCTATTAAGAGTATCATTGTCCAGTCTTACTCTTAACATATAATCTTTTGGGTTATCTGTAAGTTTTGTACCTTTCTTCATAGCAGCCAAAACTTTCTCTCCTTTCTTTGTTGCTACAAACTTAGTATAATTGTAGCAACAAACTTTGTCAAGATAGTTATTATTTGCCGACCTCAAAGAATAACCTATATTATCTTAGAAATTAATGCTATGTTTTAATTTTTTAATCTTTAAATTAAAAACACTCATTATTTTTAAATTCCATTCAAAAATTTTATATATTACCTTTTTAAGAATGGGATTTTTTATATGCTTTGTTTTTTCATATAACTTACCAAATTTATAAAATGGTCGCTCTAACTTTAATAATAACTGTATCATCAAAAATAAAATTACGTTTCTCATACAATCACCTTTTTTATATCAAAATTTATAATTTTATAACCCTTTTTAGATAATTTATACGCTATACCTCGTTTAAAACTATCTTAAAGCCAAGAATTTTTATTCAATTTCTTGGCTTTAAGATAGTTTCTTTTTCTCTTAAAAGGGTATCTCTTCATCAGGTGGCACTTCTTTACCAAAAGATTTTGCTGATTCTGGTACAGCACCGCCATCAAGTTTCGGTTTAGTCCCCATGAATTCAATATCATGAGCTATGACTTCAGTTACATAACGTTTACTTCCATCTTGTGCTTCATAACTACGAATCTGAATACGACCTTCTATCAAGACTTGACTGCCTTTTACTAAATTATTACCCACAACTTCCGCTATTTTATCCCATACAACAATTGGGATGAAATCAGCTACTTTTTCTTTACTAAATCTTCTATTTACCGCTAAAGTAAAACTTGCTACTGCTACTCCAGTTTGTGTATATCTAACTTCTGGATCCTTTGTTAATCGCCCCGCTAATATTACCTTATTCATTTATTACTCCTTATAATTCAACTTTCTCCCAATAATAATTCATATCTGTTAAATACAAATCACCTTTTATATGCTCTTTATGTTTTCTTAACATCTGAATTAATTTTCTAAGGCAGAACTCACTCGCTTCTGCCTTAGTTATAATTCCACTATCAGTTTCTAATACTAAATACACTCTATTATTCCGTCCTTGATTAAATAGTAAATAACACTAGGTAGCTTAATAACTCTATCAAGAAAGATTTTCACTTTATAGAAATCTTTATCTTGGCTTACATCTATCAAGATACCGCCAGTTAATATATTTTTCTTATATAATCTTTTCTTCCAGAATATGCCATCTTCACACTTTATTTTCTTGAAGCCATAATCTTGTAATCTATCTAAATTCTTTTTACTTACTACGACCATGTTTAAGTCCTCCAGCTTTTTTGATGTTAACCCAACGATTTAATGGGCAACATCTATTATTTAAAATACGTTCTTTATTTTTCTTATTAATTTTGATATTTACACTACATTCCAATGGATAATTTAATGGCTTATATCCATCTTTTGGTCCAATAATTTCATCACCGGTTATTTCATCTAATTTTTTTGGTAATTTAAAATCTAAAATTATTGGTTCTTCATCTTCTTTTTTTCTTCTAAATATCCTTTTTATTAATTCAATTAATCTTCTTATTTGTCTCATCTATATAATCCTCCACACACTGAGTTTATATACTCAATGTTTTTTTATCCCACCATCATAAATCCAATTCCAATAACTCCGATCACCGCCACAGCTTCTAAACAATATTTGCAAATATTATCTTTTCTTTTACGTTGTTTAAGTCGTTTAATATCCGCACTAAATTCTGAATTCAATGGTATATTTATCGTTTTTATATTTTTCATCTATCTTCCCTCAAATCAAATTTTCAAATAAACAGAATTGCTTGCTGAACTTAAGATTTACTGTTCCTATAGCTCCATTTCTATGTTTAGCTATTATTAATTCTGTAAGACCTTTATCATTTGTATTAGCGTTATAGTATTCATCACGATATAGAAACATTACTATATCCGCATCTTGTTCTATTGCTCCGCTTTCACGAATATCTGAAAGCATTGGTCGTTTATCTTGTCTTGATTCTACTGCTCGACTTAATTGAGAAAGAGCGATTATCGTTATATCTAATTCACGTGCCAGTAATTTTAAACTTCTTGATATTTCACTTATTTCTTGTTGCCTATCTATTTTTCTTGATGAACCTTGCATAAGCTGAAGATAATCTATGACCAATAGTTTTATATCTTTCTCACGTTTTAATTTTCTTGCTTTAGTCCTAAGTTTTGACATATTCAAACCTGCTGTATCATCAATATATAACGGCTTTCCTGATAATATTGTTGATGTCAATGTTAAGCGTTCCAGTTCATTACCATCTAACTTTCCTAGTCTTATGCTATTTGAATCGATTAAACCATATAGACTAAATAATCTATTGGTAAGCTGTTCCGATGACATCTCAAGCGAAAATATTGCTACAGGTACATTCTTTCTTGCTAAATTAGCCAAAATATTAAGTGCAAAAGCTGTTTTCCCCATACTTGGTCTTGCTCCCAAAATGATTAAGTCCGATTTTTGCAAACCACCAGTCATTCTGTTAAGTTCATTAAATCCAGTATCAAGACCAAATAGCTTTCCATCTTGACTACTGTTATATCTTTTCTCAATTTCAGTAAAAGCATTCATAATATACTCTGCTGGTTCAACAATTCTATCTGTATTATTTGCCGTTTTAGCGATTTCCAAAATATCTTTTTCCGCATTATCAAGCACCAAATTTATATCAACATCGCCATCAGCCTCTCGTGCCTGCTGAATAATTTTCTGTCCTGCATTAATCAATTCACGCTTTATAGCATTTTCTCTCACAATATTGGCATAAGACTTTATATTGACAGCAGAAGGAACACAATTTGATAAATCTGTTATATAAGCTATACCGCCAACAGATTCAAGCTGATTTGTATTTGTTAACTTTTCCGTTAACGTGATACTATCTATATCTTTCCTCGTATTAAATAAATCTAATATCGTAAGATAAATAACTTGATTTGCCTTTCTGTAAAAATCTGTAGATTTTATAATCTGATTGACTTCATCAATCACTATTGATTTATCCTTAGCAATCAAAATTGCTCCTAATAATGCTTTTTCTGCTTCTACATTATGAGGGATTACTACCTTATCCATTTTTCTTTATTCCCTCCTGCTCCAAAAATTCATCAAGCAAACTCTTTGGTGCTCTATTCAAAGCTAATTGTTCCGCATCTGATAATTTACTAGAATTAGCAGTATTTACTTTATTTTTCGTTTTATATTCGTCATAACCATTAACTTTCCAATTATTCAAAATAGCTTCTATATAGCCTAATTTTCTTTTTCCTTGCATTACAGCTCTTGTAATAGCTTCTTTTACCCATTCAACACCATATTCATCTATATCATCTATTAATCTTTCATATTCAATAGAGTTAATAGAATAATTTATATTATTCATATAAATATCTATTACTTCTTTTTTTTGAAGATCAGTAGTAGTAGCATTTTCTTTATCTATTACTCTAATATCTATTCTCTTATCTCTTATATCTATTATCTTATCTCTTATATCTGTCGTTTCATTTTGTGTTACACTTTTGTTGCAAAGTTGTTTCTTTTGTGTTTCAGTTTCGTTACATTGTAACGCCTTCGTCTTATTTCTATGTTTTCGTACTCTTTTTGCACTTTCTGATTCTGAACCGACCATATTTTTTACTTGATTTAAATAAAATGCACCATTATCTAAAACTTCTAGCAATCCCAATTTTTTTAATAAATTTATTGCTATCATGATAGTATCAGAATTTATATTTGTTAATTCACTAAGCCTTTTTATATCATATGGAATATACATTTCACCAACACGACGAATTAACATACCATTATCATTAATTGACATTAAACATAATTTTAAATAAAAATTACTATAATATATGCCATTTGGTTGTTCCTCAAGCCAACGAATTGTCTCTGATTGAAAAAAATCTTCTGGCAATTTAAGCCAATAATATCTTTTATTTATAGCCATTATCTTTACCTCGTATTTTAAAAAGCCACCTAAAATAGATGGCTTATTTCTTATTTTTATGTTATACTTTAGTCGGAATTTTTTAGTTTTGTTGACTAGTTTTTTTGCTGGTCAACTATTTTTTTTAGCTTAAAAAAGCTAATACAATTTTCTAATATTGGATTTATTTCTCTAGGTTTATAGATGCCATTAGGAATTTTTATACTAATACCTTGTTTTGTATTTGTTTCATAAATTGTCTGCATATTCTCAAATCCTTTGCATATAGTTTTCATATTCTGAATAAGGTATACGTGTAATACGTCCATCTCTTTTGGCTTTTATTACTCCAGTACGTACTCTTTCATAAATAGCTCCATAACTTACTTTTGCTTTTTTAGCAAATTCACTTATAGTCAACGGTCCTTTTTCTATATCATTTAGATTTTGTTGTACCTCTATGACTTCTAAATGTTCTTGCTGAACCTTTTTGGCGATATTAATTAGTTCATCAATCTCTTTATCTAGATTTTCTTTCAAAGCTTCTAAAGCTCGAATTTTTATTTCACACTCTAAATTCCAATCAGGCATATACATAATTTCCTTTCAATTTATTTGGTTGCTACCCATACATAAGCTATAAATTTTGATACAGCGGTTTCATCAATAACCCACCGCCAAGCGTTCGTTACGATAAGGGAATCATTAGTAATAGCTAGACATACATTAAATATTTTTATGTTATAATCGTCTTATAAGGAGATGATTATAATGGAACAAGTTACAAATCAAATTTTTTATCACATTCAAAAAATAAATCCTAATATTACACCCTCTTTACAAAAAGGATTGACTTATACAGCGGGTAAACAAAAAAATCCTTTTATTTCAATTTACGATAATATGAACATTTCTAAAACATCCAATCCATTAGTTGAATATTTATTGTATATCCGAGAAAGTTTATTTGAAGAAGTTAGACAACAATATTTTCCACAACTTCCTTCAAGACAAAAATCCATATGGCTTATTCCGCATAATGAAAAATCATTATCTTTTTGGAAAGATGCATTACAAGTAGATAAATTAAATATTCCATATCAAATATTAGAATTAGTTTGCTCTGGAAATGTTTTTTATGGAAACGAAAAATATTTAAAAAACTCTACAGAACTTACTTTTAATAATTATCGACAATCTGCATTTAATTATTGGAGCGGTTTAGATGCCGACCCCGAAAAAAATATTGCTGTAGAATGTATATTTAGTGGATATTTTACTGTTAAGGAAGTAATTTATCAGAATTCTTTATAGGAATACCATTAATATATTTAGTTATTGGAGTAATATTATATTTGCAATTCTGACAATGAATGTATTCATGACGACAATTTAAACAAGCTCTTTTTATCTTATAAGACACAGTCACTATTTCATCATTTTTATTCTGCTGTTCTTCAAATTGTCGTTTGAATTTAGATTTTTCTTTTTTTAATAACTCTTTATTCATAAAATCTTCCCTTCTTTTTATAAAACTTTTAACACAATTATCTTATAATTATCACTATACTTTTGAGCTTAACCATAGTTTTTTCAGTTTATGTTATAATGAATTTGTCATAAGACAAAACTCGTTTTTTTCTAAAAAATTTATTTAATTTAACTTTTATATTTATTTACTTGCAAGCTAAAGGAGTTTTTTCAACCCTTTAGCTTATTTTTTGCATAAATACAAATATTTACTCATGATAAATTTTTTGCTACAATATTTTTAGGTTAATTTGAGCTGACTTGCTTTGCAGGTCGGCTTTTTTTATTTCTAGTAAATAACAATGCTATAGTACTTTTCATTAGTGGTTTCAGACCATGTTCTTTTATCTTGATGAAGATGTTTCTTTCTTGCTCATCAATTTTGTTATCTTGACCAATTCTGATAAGCTTCGGCAAAAACTCATTTTGCATAGTTTCAATACTGCTGAAATTACATAAAATATTTTGTGATAAACATTTATCATCTAATTTTGATAGCCATAATCTGCCACATGCATTATCTTGAGTCCAACAATAAACAATAGCAGGGCAATTATATATTTTTGCCATTTTAACCGCCATATCATCATCTACTGCCGTTTTTCCACATTCATAATCATATAAACTACGTTCACTAATATTTAATAACATAGCCGATTTAGTTTTAGAAAAACCCGCATTTTCTCTGCATTCTTTTATAAAATTATGGAAATAAGTCTGCATATATATCATCTCCTTTTGTAGTAATGTTAAATTAAAACATTACTCATCAATTACCATTATGGTAATTGATTAGATAAAAAATTTTTCTAATGGTATATTAAATTTTGAAGATAATTTTTCTAAATGTTCCAATTTTAATTTAACTCTACCACATTCAATATCATGATAACCTTTTGCTGTTTTATATCCTAATATTTCAGCCATATCTTTTTGTGTTAAATTATGCTCTTTTCGTATTTTTTTTATCTTTATTAAAATTTTCATTTAGAATATTCACCTCCTTAAATTACCAAAATGGTATTTATTTATATATTATTATAATTACCATTTTGGTAAAAGTCAACTTTTAATACCCTATTTGGTAATATATTAGGAAAAATTTTTCCATTTTGGTAAAATAATAATTAAAAAGGAGTATCTTATATGATAGTAACACGCTTAATAAAACTAAGAGAAAACAAAGCTTTAAAACAATTTGAAGTTGCCAATCTATTAAATATCAATCCTGTAACATATAATAGATATGAAAAAGGTGAACGTGAACCTGATCACAAAATGCTCAAAAAATTAGCTGTTTTTTTTAATGTTTCAACAGATTATTTATTAGGTTTAACAGATATTCCTAACATAATAGATGACTATATAAAAAAATCTAATATAAAACAAACGCATCTAACTAACGATGAAAAAGAACTATTAAATTTATATTGTGAATTACCTCCAGAAAGCAAAACAACTATAAAAACTCTTACAAAAACCCAGTACGATCTATATGTAAAGCCTAAGTTAGACGAAAAGGCAATTTAATAATAACTAGTTCTGATTTCTGGAAAAAATAAACTAAAAATTTCTTTCAATACTTTGTAATCAATAAAATATATGAAAGGTAATATATGAATAATTTTGAACTTCTTAGAAATAAAGACATCTTATCTATCCTAGATGGAGATAGTACTTTTGATTCACTAAAAATAAACAATACTGATATAGCAATCTCTATGCCTTATTTAACTGGTTCTATACTTTGCTATATTTCAAGAACATTTGGTCTTTATGTTTCATACGAAGAAACTAAACAAAGTAGATGGATGTATTTAGATGATTTATTAGACCATTGTATAAAAAATCACAAAGTAAGTGATTTACTATCTTTCTTATTTTCAAAAAAGCAGTTTCAATTAAAAAAAGAACTTTATACACTAACACCTAATGAAATAGATCATGTTTATAATGAAACTATATCATCTATATTAAAACATATTAATAGTATATTACTCTTTTCTGATAAAAAACTTATAAGAATAAATAACACTTTTATTATAAAAGAAATTAGTACAGCTATTAATCCTATTATTCCATCTGTACAAAAAATAGATAGGAATTATATTGCTGATTTATCAACTAGAGCAATGAAAGATATTGATGAAGAAAATTTTGATAGTGCTCTTACTAAGTCAAGAACACTTCTTGAAGAAGTATTTTGTTATGTTATTGAAAGAAAAAACGAAATACCTTCAGGTAAGGGTGACATAAACAAATATTACAAACAAGTAAAAAATCTATATAATATGCATCAATCTAAAGATGCTGATAGACAAATTAATGAACTTCTTTCAGGTTTAGAAAAAATTTTATCATCCATATCTAATATGAGAAATATAAATAGCGATGCTCATGGCGTAGGATCTAAACGATTTAATATTAAAGATTATCATGCTCGTCTATTTGTAAATTCTGCTATGACTATGGCTGATTTTATATTATCTGTTAGTGAAAATTCTAATTAAGTAAATATAAAAAAGCATCATCAAAAAATTGATTCTTAATAAAATTATTTCTAAATAAGAATTAATGAGTTATAGAAAAATAAAATATATTAAAGACTTTCTAACTGAAAAATGATAAAAGAACATAATAAATAGAGGTATTTTTAATTTAATACCTAAAACAAGGAGCGCTTATAATGCAAGATAAATTTTATAAAAAAAATTGGTTTATATGGTTAATGATAATTTTTATTTTTCCTCTAGGTTTATTTTTACTATTTAAATATTCTAATTATAGTAATAAAACTAAAATAATTATTACTATAATAATTTTAGGATTAGTTATTTTTAGTAAGGTTTTACCAACCGAAGAAAGCAAAAATCAAATACCAGAACAAACCGTTACGAATCAAGAAGTAAAATCAGAAAAAAATAATGAAGTTCCTGAATTAATATGTAAACAAGCTGGAATAGGTGATACTTTAGAGAGCTGGATTGATGAATACAATGAACCAAATAAAGATAACGGTATGAATAAAACTTTTGAAAATGATAAATTACTTGTATTATTTGCTGATAATAGAGCATTAAATATTACTATTCAAGATAATAAAAATGGGAAAAAGGATAATGACCTTATCAATAAAATATTACCAACAGATATTACTAAAATAAGTGAACAAGATGAATCCGATGATACTATTATTAAACATAAAGAAATATATCATAGCGATTTAATTCAAAAAAACATTTCAAAAAGTGATGGTACTGTTACTATTATTGATCAATTTGATAAGAATACTGGCACATATTTATCAACTATAATTGATTGTACACCAGGTCTATAATTATGAATTATTTTTTATTTTTAATAATAACTAGTTCTGATTTCTGAAAAAGAAAATAAGCCTAATAAAATAACAAAATTAATCAAAGGAGCGATTTATATGTCTGGTAAATTAAAACAAATAAAAAGGGAATTTGAAAAAATACAAGATGAAATACAATGCCAAAAATTACTTTTAAGAGATATAGTTTTAATCTATAGGGATGAAAACGAAGTTGAATATTTACAAGAAAAAATATATGTACGTCAAAAATATATTGACAAATGTAATGAATTAATAGGAAGTTTAAATGTAATTACCTTACCTGCATATCCATTGAAAGATGAAACGAAAGATAAATGGAGTAATTTAAAAATTGAAATTGAAAAATTAAAAAATTACTTAGAAGCACTTAATTATGAATCTCAATCATTAATAACTGGTTCATTAACAAGTATAGTTTCTAGAAAAAACTAAATTAAAAGCAATCTAACAATCAGCCATGCTAACTTTTAGAAAAAATAAATATTCTATTATAATGTCTATTTTTTGACTAATAAAAGGAGGTGAATATATTGTTTAAAAATGTAAAAAAACAAACTGCACTCATTTTATTAGTACTTTATTAGTAACTATAAGCACCGCTTTTGCCACTACTTATGTTGGATCTGTAAATTCAAACAAGTTCCACTACACTTATTGCCGATACGCAGACAGAATTTATGAATCAAATAAAATTTACTTTTCTAGCAGAGATGAAGCTATTAATAGTGGCTATATTCCTTGTAAAGTATGCCGTCCGTAAACAAAAAGCACTAGATGCTTTTTTATCAGATAACTTTACCAAAACTTTTTTACAAAAATATGAGGTGACCTATTGTGAAGAAATTATTTTTATTAACTTTATTTGCAATAATGCTAATACCTAGTCTATGCTTAGCATATGTTGACTCTGGTGAACAAAACTATACTAATTTAAAATTAAAATATCCTATTGTATACCTCAATGACCAAGATGTACAAAACAAAATTAATACCGATATTGCAACATATGTATATAAATTAAAAGGTCGTTATGATGCTGGTAATTTTTATCAAGGAAGCATGAAATATAGTCTTAAATTTGAAGATGAGAACTATATTTCTTTGACAATTACAAGTTATTGGTATAATGCTGGTGCTGCACACGGTATGTATGAAACAGTTGGTCTAGTATATGATAAACACACTGGTAATAAAATTCCTGTAAGCTATTTTGTACCAATTCAATCAGCTGAACAACTTGAAAATATAGGCATAAGAGGACATGTTACCAAACTTTATAATCAAGGAATGAAACAAATTCCTCTTCGTAATGGTTGGGATGTAGATAGAGTTAGCGAAGATTATTATTTAGGTGGCAACGGAACAATTTACCTTATTTATCAACCTTATGAATTAGCATCATTTGCTGATGGTAATACTTATATTGAATTTACACCACAGGCAATTGAATACTTCAAACGTATGCAACATTAATAAAGATATAAACACATAATAAAAAAAGCACCAGTAAAAACTGGTGCTAACAAATTTTATAAATAATTAATAAAAAGGAAGACATTTATGGATTTAAAAGAAGAAATTTATAATCTAATGCGTAAAAAAAATCTTATACCAAATATTGTTGATTCTAATCGCAAATATTGGTTTATTAGAACTCAAGGTGGCAGTTATTTTGATGAGTTCTTTTTAGATGGTTTTGTTGCAATAGGTCATGAAGATGTCCCATGTGTACCTGAAGAGAAACGTACAGATGATTTAATAGATAAAATAAAAATTAATCATCCACAAGCTACACGTATATTAAATCAAGTATATAAATTTTGTAAAGAAATAAAAAAAGGCGATGTTGTTATTATCCCATCGGCTTCATCAGCTTCATTTGCTTTTGGTTATATAGAAGATGATACATTTTTTGAAGTTAATATTTCAAATGAAGATATTGATGAAGATAAATGTACTTTTACACGTAGAAGAAAAATAAATTGGATTCGAGGAATTCCAAAAAGCAGAGTGGATCCTAAATTATATACGTTTTTTAGAAATCAACAAACTTTATCATGTGTTGATGAATATAGTGAATTTATAGAAAGAGCTTTAAATCCTTTTTATATAAAAAATGATATAGCACATCTAACATTATCTGTTGAAACATCAGAAAGCCCTAATGCTATTGATATTCCGTTATATATGCAAGGATTATTAATTAGAGCTAATGAGATAGCAGATGAATTAAAACTTAATCAAGAAAGCAAAAATATTCGTTCCCGTATAAATGTTCAATCTGCTGGAATCATTGAATTACTCGGCGACCCTGTTTTCATTGGTGTTTTAGCTTTACTTATTATAGGATTATTTGGTGGTAAAATAACATTCAAACAAGATAAAGAAAAAACTGAAATGGAAGCCAGTACTGATGGTCTAATAGGAGCAATATTAAAAATATGGAATAAATATTCTGAAAAGGACTTTATTGGTGTTGAAAATATGAAAAAAACACAGCAACGATTGGAAATAAAAGATCCTCGCGAAACACAAAAAAAGGAATAGGTTTTTACCTATTCCTTAATTAATTTTAATTTTTCTACTACGAATTAAATAAATAACTAATATTATACTTAAAACCCATCGATATTCTAACAAAATTTCTTTAGAAACTATCGGACAAATCCACCAAATTATTGTTATTATAAACGTAAATAATGAACATATCGCCATAAAAATGGCAATATATGAAATCTTTTTTCTTAAATGAAGAAACATATTCCACCACACGACGACACATCCTTTCTAAAAAATAATACACTATCCCTATTTTTATATTATCATTACTTAAATAATTTTACAACTAATTTTTTTCTTATTTGACATAATTTCACTTTTCTTACATACTAAAATCATACATAGTAATAGCTAGGCATAGTGAAAGGGGAAAACTATGGCTAGAATACATGAACGCCTTACAAAGACAAAAGGCAAAACATATTGGTTCATTATAGATGTTGGTAGAGATGATACAGGAAAACGTATCCGTATCAAACGCTGTGGCTTTACTAAAAAAAGCGATGCTAAAAAAGCAATAGCAGAAATAGAGTCCCAATATTATGCGGGAAAGGTATTTGCTAAACCTAAAGATATAACATTTGCTTATTATGTTCAAGAAATTTGGTTTAAAGAATATCAACATTATACTAAGATATCTACACAAAAGGGCATACAATATTTATTAAAAGCATTAATATCATTCTGGGGGCAAGATGTTAAATTAAAACATATTACCTCTCTAAATATTCAAGCATATATACAAAATATGCTTGATATGGGTAAAAAACGTAAAACTATTACAAAAAACTTATCCTATATAAAAATGATATTTAAACATGCTTTAAAAAACAATATTATCACTAATAATCCTTGTGAAAATATTGATTTACCTAAAATGACTTTAGTCGAAAAAACTAAACTGCTACAACAAAAACCTAAACCATTATATCTAGAAAAAGAAGATTTACTCACTTTTTTAAATGAAGCTAAAAATGATGCATATGCATATCCATATTATTATATGGTATATTTTCTAATCTATACTGGTGCTAGATTAGGCGAGGTATGTGCTATGGAATGGGATAATTTTAATACAAAAAATAAGACTATAAAAATTACCCAAAACATCTATGGTTGCAGTCAAAAAAATTATTATGTACAAACTCCAAAAACTAAAAATAGTATTAGAGAAATTTCTATTTCACAATCTTTTATAGATGTGATGAAAGAATGGCGATTAATACAAAATAAACAAAAAATAAAAAATGCAAATAATTGGGATAGAACATATAATTTTATATTTACTTCTCGATATTATCCTGGAAAACCAATTTTAACCTGTAATCTATATGGCTTCATAAAAAAGATAGCCAAAAAAATCGGGTTAAGTTGGATCCATCCACATACATTCCGCCATACCCACACATCATTATTAGCAGCGGCAGGTGAATCATTAGAAGTAATACAAGATCGGTTAGGGCATACCAATGACTCTACAACACGTAAAATTTATTTGCATATTACTAAAAGCAGAAAAGTAGATGCTGCTTCAAAATTTGAGGCATATTTAAATTCGTAAAGAGATGGTACCAAAATGGTACCTCTCATATATTTTCAAAATAACAAAAAGTCAAATTTCTAATAACAAAAGCTCTATAAAGCCTTATAAAATAAGTATAAAAAATAGTCAAAAAGTCAAAAATAATTGTTGACATTTTGACTAATTCGAGTATAATAATAATTGTAAGGACGTTAAGAGATACAAAAGATAAGAAGTATCCCTTAAGATACTTACAAAATCTAAATTTTAATCTTATAATTTTACTAATAACAATAAATAAAAGTTAAATACGGACTTGATAGTCCGTTTAATTCAAAACAAATTTTGACTTTTTGACTTTATTTATTGCTCTATACATGGAGGTTGTTATTTATGTTCGGTTTAGTTCCATTTGCAAAAAATATTGCTAAAAGTGATGATGATTTCAATAAATTATTCGATGTTTTCAATGAACCTTTCTTTCATGAACCATTTGCAAAAATGAATTCTTATGTAAAATCCTTTAAAGTCGATGTAAAAGATACTGATAATGCTTACGAACTCACTGCTGAATTACCAGGTATCGCCAAAGAAAATATTTCTCTTGACTACAATAAAGGTTATTTAACAATTAAAACAACTACTACAAAATCCACAGAAGAAAAACCTGCTGAAAATGCTGATGATAAAAACGAAAAACCTCAAGAAAAATATATTCGCCGTGAACGTTATGTAGGTGAAATGCAACGTTCTTTTTACATTGATGATATTGATGAAAAAAATATCAAAGCGTCTTACCAAGATGGTATCTTGACTGTAGTTTTACCAAAAATTACTAAAGAAGAAGCTACAACTCAAATCAATATTGACTAATTTCTTTTTAATAAAATTTGACTTTTAAACTTTTAGGAGGCATTTATTATGTTTGGTTTAATTCCTACATTTACAAATAATCTCGCAACTAATGATAATTCTTTCAAATCTATTTTTGATGTTTTCAATGAACCATTTTTCCAAAACGCATTTGCTCCAGTAAATTCCATGTTCAACGCATTCAAAGTTGATGTAAAAGATACAGATAATGCTTATGAACTCACTGCTGAATTACCAGGAGTAAAAAAAGAAAATATTGCTCTTGATTATCAAAATGGTTATTTAACTATCAAAGCTACAATGCAAAATGAACAAAATCAGAATGAAGAAAGTAACTATATTCATCAAGAACGCTATTATGGCACAATGCAACGTTCATTCTATGTAGGTCAGATAGATAAAGCTAACGCTAAAGCTGAATATACTGACGGTGTTTTAAAAATGACATTGCCAAAACTTCAACCACAATCAACAACTACTCAAATTGATATAGATTAATATAAATTTATCCTTCCTCCTGCAACTCCTTTAAAATTAAATACTTTATAAATTAAAGATAGCCTTTATACTTGAGAACTTATCTATTCTTAGTATAAAGGCTATTTTTATTATTTACTTATGATATTTAATAATTCATATCATTTTTTGGCTCTTATTCTAAATAAAAGTTGATTTTCTTCCTTATTTTTAGCATATCTATCTTCATTTGAAATATATCCTATTTTATATAAATAATCACCTAATCGTTTATTTTCATCATTTATAGGTAAATATATATTATGTCTTTTTTCTCTATTCGATAATTCTTTATACTCACCATCCATTTTTGCGAAAAGATTTTTTAATTCTTCAGCATTAAATAAATCTAAATGCCTTACTAATAACGCTAATTTTAGTTCATTACTTATTTTATCAAATATAATTTTAAATAAGTCTTTTGTCAAAGTAATATTCATATTAAAAATTGCTATTATTAGATTTTTATTTATATAATCTTTACCATAATAATTTACTATTTTTTGACAGAATACTTTATCTGTTTTCGCCATCAAATTATTAAATATATCTTCATCAATTTGAAATACTTCCATATTATCGATAAAACTATCCTTACTTGATAATATGTACAATGTTGCCATTTCTACAGATATATCTTTTATTTTATCAAAACATTGTTTATTTAAAAGTATATATTTATTTTGTATCAAAATTTTAAGTTTTTCTTGGTTCATTGAAGCAAAGTCAAATTCTAAATCACTAAAAATAAGTCTTAAATACGATATATATTTTTCAAAAATATTATTATCTATATCACTAAATGATAAATCTTTTATAAACTTTTCTTCAACGAAACTTCTATCACTATTTAAGATTGCATCACATTCTGTAGATAGAAAATCTATTAATACCTCATCTAATCCATTTTTTGAAAATTGTTTCCAATATTGAATAACATTATCAAAACTAGCATTGATTTTTCTATGTTTTAGTAATAATAACCAATATTTATTTTCACAAACGGATATATTTTCTAACTTAAAATTTTCATGTACTATAATTTTTTCTACTAAATCCATATCATCGCTACATTTATTTATCAAATCTAAGATATATTTTTCATCATCACAGTTATTATCATTACTCAATATAACTTCTTTTACATATTCTTCAATATTATCGGAAACATCATCTATTAAACAATCATATCTAGAAGTCATTATCATTGTATAGCATTTTTTACTTAAATCACGTTCTGCTATTTCACTATTTTTGTATACAAGAATAATATCTATCATATATTTATTGATATCGTAATACTTATTATCAAATACAAAATCCAAAAGTTCTTTATCAACTCCCGCTATATTTAACTTATAAAAGTGTATTTCTAATTTCTCGATTATCTTTTCTAAATAACTAATATTTACATCTTTAAGTTGTATCAATATGTCTTCATTTTCTTCAAAAAATTGTTCAAATGCTTCATCTTTATTCAAATTAAGTAATTCTTCTACTTTTAGACTTTCACATAAACATTTAAAATATTCTATTTGTCTATTATATGTTAATGCTGCTTTTTCAGTTAAAAAACTCCACATGTTTTCCCATTTTAAAGCCAATAAGTTTATAAATTTCTTTCTGTTATTAGTCGTCCTTACAAAAGCATCTATAAAAGACCAACTTTCTTTTTCTTCATCTGATAATTGTTGTATAAAATTATCTAATTTATTTTTATCAATCTCTTTACTACTATTTAATAATAAATACTCTAATAAATAAAAATTATAAACTTCTTTTTGTTTAAAATCTCTTATATTTAATCTATCAACTACACCTCTTAACCTAGTCAATTTATAATCAAATGACTGAACCTCTCTATTTCTTATGTTAAGAATAAAGTTCATATCATCTTTTGTTATACTATCTCCTTTAAAATAGTTAATATATATACTATAATCTTCATCAATATAGCCATATCTTAACATAAAAACTAAGACCTTATTACTTCTAACATTATCAGATAGAACTTCTTTAACATCATTTCTATCAATTAATTCTTTTAAAGATAATATTGATATATCTTGTAACTGTTCATTTAACTCTTCTAAATCATGATGTATACCATCCATTTTTTTATCTTCTAATAATTTTAAAGCTTTCCATCGTCTACAATAATCTATATATTTTTTCTTCATTTTATTAGAATCTATTCCTTCTTTATTAATAGAATACCCAGAAGGATAACAAATATAATAACTACTACCTTCTTTATAGATATTTTCAAAATTAAAATTATCATCTAGTATTTGTTTTATAGAAAATTCTTTTGAATTATGATATGGTTCACGTCTCCCTATTGCAGAAATTGTTATTTCCCAATTAGCTAAATAACCACAAAAAGCATATTTTAATTCTTTAGTACTCTTTAAACAATCTTCTTTTACTAATATAATTTGTTCTTCTAATTGATTTATACTTTCTCTAATTTTTTCAACATCTTTTTCTATAAATGATTGTTTATTTTTAAAAGCTTGCTTAACAATACTTTCATCTTGTTCATTTTGAAGTTCAGCAAAATCTTTTGGATATAAGTTTTTAAATATTATCAGTGATAACATCTTTTCATCTACAAGTTTTATGCTATCTGAATCTTTTAATGTTCTTTTATAAATCTTAAATTCATTAAAAATATTATATAAAACTCGCATATCTGATACGAATGGTGCTATATCTTTTATATATTCTTCTGATATATTATATTCAGCATTATTTTCAAATTCTTTCAAAAAAACATCTTCTGAATTACTTTCATTAATTATTGGAACGATAGGTATAATATAATCAAAAAATTTAGTGCGTTCTTCTTTATTATGGAATAATTCATCTTTTACTGCATAAACAAATTTTACGGGTTTCTCTAAGCCTTCGTAATTATTTATGATAAAATTCAAATCCCTTAACTCTATGAATATATCATTGTTTTCTAGTCTATCTAAATCCTCAAAAAATACAACTTCATATCCTGTTGCTTCAAAAAAATATAAAATTTCATCTATATTCTTATTAAAAATAGATTTTTCATCAATCGCTTCATTTCCAAGAGTAGCATTAGAAAATAATTTTATTTCTTTCAATTTTAATTTAATCATACCCTGTTTTATTATAATAGTAAGTATTATCATATGTAATAATACTAAGCATGGTATTATTACATATGACCAAAATTCAGGGATACCTAAATCAATTAAAAAATTAATACAATTAATCACTTTTTCCTTTAAAACATCTGGAAAAAATAATACACTTCCAATTAAACAAAATATATTAACGCAAAAAGTCCATATAAAAATGTACATATAGCTCATTTTTTCTATCTTATTATATCTACTTTGTGGCAACATATTCTTTTTTACTTTATAAAAAAATTGTTTTAATATTACATTTTCTATTTTTTCTAAAGGTATCTCTTCATTCTTTTTATCCTCTTGAGAATTTCCTTCGTTACTATTAAAAGTCGCCATGGATATAAATGTATATTTTAAACTAGGATGCTTTTTTACATATGTTTTTATAACGCTACTTTTTCCAGCTCCATAAGGTGCAGTAATGGCTATATTTCTAATTTCTTCATCATTGATAGCTTGATCTAAAGCATTAATATATTCTTCACCATTTTCCATGTTATCTATTGGTGTTAATTTTTTATAATCATTACGCTCTGCACAAATACATCTTTTTAAATAATCAATATAATATTCTATTCGACTTTCAAACCAAACTAATTTTTTTATTACAAATTTTATAAATTTCTCTCTCGTAATAAAACCTTCTTTCTAAACAAACTTAGTAAATTTTAATAATTTTAATATAAGATATTTTGATTATAAAAATACTCTATGATATAATAAAAAAGAGAGATAGCCTGATTGTGGTAGGTCAGCACCTCTCTCTTAGAAAATTCAATTCGTTAAGAAGGCTGTTCCCGCCGTTTCGGAACGGTCTTTTTTTCGTTTATAAACTAATTATTTATAATCTGAAAAAGCGTAGCAATCAAATTTATAATACTTATCACTAACGATAATTTTTCATAAGTCGTCATGCTAACACCTCCCTAACGAGAGGTGTCCGACATCAAGCTATCCCATGACTTCAATTATATCATATCTTTAATTTAAATAATATTATCTATAAATCAATAATTATTTTAAACTTTATATTCTATAACTTTTAAAATAAAACTTAACAACATAGTAAACCAAAAATACCTTTAGAGTTGACTATATCTTTTTATTTTCTTATAATCATATCAAAACATACTTTATAAAATTCAATTTTATAAATATATAAGGAGATAATTTTATGTCATCATCATCATTAACAACAAAAACCCTATCAAAAATGGCTGTTTGCGTAGCTATCATCTGCATATCAGCTTACATATCTTTCCCTATCACTGCTGTTCCTTTTACTTGCCTTACTTTAGCTATGTTATTATCAGCATTTTTATCCACACCAAAAGAAACATTAATCATCATGATTGTCTATACGCTAATCGGTGCTATCGGTCTTCCTGTATTTTCTGGTGGTGCAGGTGGTTTCAACTGTTTATTTTCCCCAACTGGTGGTTATCTTTGGGGCTTTATCGTCAGCTATCCTATCGCTAGTTATCTGAAAGGAAATAAAAACTCTTTCAAAAACTTCTTTTTAGCAGGACTTGCTGTCATTCCTATCACTTATATTTTTGGTGTAGCTATGCTTTGCTTCATTATGAAACTTTCCATTTTAGAAGGCATCACCATTGGTGCTTTACCTTTCATTCCTGGTGATATCATCAAAACTTTAATTGCCAGCTACGTTGCTGTTCGTTTGCGCAAAAATTTATTTTATTAATCGAGGAATATATATGATAAACAATAATTTTTTACAAGAAGGTATTTCACCTTCTTATTTTTTTCAATATGTTGATACCTTAACTAATCTAAACTTACATTCACTTGTAATCTATAAAGATAATAAATTACTCTCCAAAATTCATATTGCACCTTATAATAAACATGAAAAACAAATTTTATTTTCTGTGAGCAAATCTTTTACCGCCGTTGCTATGATGTTTGCTCTCCAAGATAAATTATTTACATTAGATACCACAATTTATTCACTTTTAAAACACAAATTAAATTTTGAACCTACTGAAGATATTAAAAGCATCACCATACATCATTTATTATCCATGACTTATGGCTTCATCGACAAAGAAATTCAAGATTTTTATTTAAAAGATGATTGGATTAATGAAGCATTTTCTTTAAAATTACAGACAAAACCTGGCACTTCCTTCTTTTATAATAATCGTTGCCCATTTTTATGTAGTGCCATCATTCAAGAATTAACTGGCAAAAATCTTTTGACTTATCTACAAGAAAAACTCTTTTCTCATTTAAACATAACTAATATAAGTTGGGAAAAAAATACTCAAAACTACGATAAAGGCTCGTGGGGTTTAAGCTTGACCACAGAAGATTTAGCTAAATTCGGTCAATTTATACTCAATGAAGGCTCATGGAATAATAAACAATTACTAGCCCCAGAATACATTGAAAAATTACTCACAGTATATATAAATACAGATGATAAAGCTTTTCCAGATAGCAAATTAGGCTACGGCTATTATTTTTGGAAATGCCAACCTGAAAAAGCCTTTCGCTGTGCTGGTCTTTTCGGTCAATATTGCATTATCTTGCCCAAAGAAAATATGGTCATAGCTATAACTAGTAATGCTGAAAACGAACAAAAACAAGCTATTTTATCTGCTACATGGAAATTCTTAACCCAAATAAAAAAAGATAATAAATCCTCTACTCAAGATTTATCATCTTTAAATAACTATCTTTCTAAACTTCATTTACCATATTTACCTAATGACAATTCCATTATTCCCGAAATCTTTCAACAAGAATTTAAGTTCTCTCACAATCCTCTAAATTTAAATTCTATTTCTTTCTCCCAAATTGCCCCTGATTGCATCAGAATTAATATTACCTTAAACACTAAAAAATATAATTTATTAGCTAAACTAAACGCTTGGCAAAAGAATAATACTAATTTCGAAAATGATAACTTTGATTCTTGTACAACTATTTTCTATGAAAACCCTTATGCCAACTATGGCTGGCAAAATAACAAACTAAATTTAAAATTAGTTTATACCCAAGGCATTTTCATTGATACCTTAGAATTTAACTACTACAACCACCAACTATACCTACATTACAACCCCACTCCATCTTTCATCATCAGAACAAAACCCCATTATCTCATATCCAACCCCATAAAATAACAAAAAGGCTAGAGTAAACTATACTCTAGCCTTTAACTTACACACTACAAAAATACAACACTAAACTACTTCCACATTATAAAATTTTAATAGTAATCATAGACTATTAAAAATAAATTTTTAAATATCAATAATACCAAACTACTTCCGCATTATAAATTTTAGTGGTAATCGTAAGTTATTGAAAATAACTTTGTTAAATATTAATAACACCTAACTATTCCCGCATTAGCAGACTTTTACGGTAGCTGAAAGCTATTGGCAAAAATAAAATTATGACTACGTTTTTAGTCCTACTATTTGAGCGTAGCGAGTTTAGAGCGTTGTAGGCGTGATTTTATTTTTGCCAAAGTAAAATCAATATTGCGGGATATTTTCTTTTTGATTCGTTTTTCTTTTAAACAAAAGAAAAATGAATTTTATTTATTATTTGCTTTTCATTGCATTTTTAACGCATAATTCTTTTTTAATATCCCATAATTTTTGAGATAAATCTACATAATAACGATGTGGATTTTCAAAGCGTTTTACTTCATCCCATAAAGTTTCCACTTCTTTTTGACAATATGCTTTTATTTCTTCTATAGATGGGCTTTCATATACACATTCACCATTTTTGAAGATAGGAACTTGCAATTCTCTAGCAGTGAAATTAGTGAGAGTTTTTTGTTTCCATGTAGCATTTGGATCAAAAATAGTATGTTCTTTTGTTGTATCAATTGTTTCATCATATAAGCAAAGTTCATCAGCGATAGCTTTACCAGTTTCTTTATCATACAAACGATATACTTTTTTGAAATGTGGATTTGTTATTTTAGAGATATTTTCGCTGAGTTTAATTTTTGGTGTAATTTCACCATTTTCATTTTCAATAGCTACTAATTTATATACACCGCCAAACACTGGTGCAGATTTTGAAGTAATCATTCTTTCACCTACACCAAATACATCTACTTTAGCACCTTGCATTAATAAATCACGGATTAAATGTTCGTCTAAAGCATTAGATGCTACGATTTTACAATTTGTAAGACCTGCTTCATCAAGCATTTTTCTAGCTTGTTTAGATAAATAAGAAATATCCCCAGAGTCTAAACGAATTGCAAAATTAGTAATACCTTGTGGCACAAGCATTTCTTTGAATACGCGAATAGCATTTGGTACACCACTTTTTAAAGTATTATAAGTGTCTACTAATAATACTGCATTATGAGGATAAATTTCACAATAAGCTTTAAATGCTTCATATTCAGAATCAAACATCTGTACCCAAGCATGAGCCATAGTACCACTAGCTGGCACTTGATAAAGTTCATCAGTAAGTGTGCAAGCTGTTCCAGCGCAACCGCCAATATATGCAGCTCTAGCACCTTTTACCGCACCATCTGCACCTTGAGCACGACGAGAACCAAATTCTAACACAGGTCTACCCTGAGCGGCTCTTACTATACGATTCGCTTTTGTAGCAATAAGAGACTGATGATTTAAAGTCAATAAAATAAAAGTTTCTAAAATCTGTGCTTCAATAGCAGGAGCTTTGATAGTCATAATTGGTTCACGAGGGAAAATACAAGTTCCTTCAGGAACAGCATAAATATCCCCTGTAAATTTAAAATCAGCTAGATATTCTAAGAAATCTTCACTGAACATATTTTTAGAACGAAAATATTCAATATCTTCTTTATCAAAATGTAAATCTTTTATATATTCTATTACTTGTTGTAAACCAGCTGCTATAGCAAAACCACCATCATCAGGAATATTACGGAAAAATACATCAAAATACACATTTTTTTTATGTAAATTATTTTTTAGATAGCCATTTCCCATTGTAAATTCATAAAAATCACATAACATGGCTAAATTTTCATTTTTTGAATTCATAAAGAACTTCCTTTCAAATTTATAACAAAAATATTATAAATCCCTCTCTATTATTAATATACTTCATTTCTTTTTACAAAAATAAAAGTTATATTCCTTAATATTATATAGCAAGCTGTATTTATTTTCTACTCTTTAAATAAAAATAATCTGATTTTTACAAATACATCAATATAAATAAAAAAGAATTCCATAATATTATAGAATTCTCTCTTATTTTCTCATATTTATTAAATATTATTTAATATTTTCAGCTTATCTAGCAAAAACACATTTGCCACTAATATAAGTTTTATTAACTTTTACCTTATCAACATCTTGAGGATTTATGGCAAAAATATCTCTATCAAGTGTTATAAAATTTGCTTTATATCCTGTTTTCAATTGACCAAGATTTTTAAAACCTGCAATTTGTGCCGATTTTTTTGTATATAAAATTATCGCAGTTTTCATATCTATGATTTGGTCATCACCACAATCCGTACCATCATAAGCTTTTCTTGTAACAGCTCCTTTGATACATACAAATGGATCAGATGGCACAGCCCATGATGTTGCCGGTGCATCTGTAGAAAAACATAGATTTACTTTTTGCTCTAATAAAGATTTTATTGAATAACATTCTTTCATGATATCTTCGCCCAAATTTTGTAAATAACTTTCTATCTCTGCATAAAGGAAAATAGGTTGAGTTACAAAACCAATATTTTTTTCTACGGCTTTATTAATGCTATCTTGACTAGGTAAGCAATACTTTCTTTTTTCTTAAATTTATAAACAACAGCACCTATGACATAACCTAAAATTGTAGGAATAAGCCATGCAAAGCCTTGTTTAGCTAATGGAATTTGATTGATAATATTCATTAAGCCAGAAATATCTATATTTACTAATCCTGTAATCACTGCTAAATTCAAAGCATCAAATAATGACATAATAAAAGCTACCCAAACAGCACCTTTCCATGCACCATCATTTGGTACCCATTTTTTACCTAAACCTAAGAAAGTCAATACTACTGACATTGGGAATAAAATCATAAAAATAGCAACAGTAATCATCAAAGAAGCTTGTCTATAGGAAATTTTACCTTTAAACCATGCTTCCACCCATTGACCAGCAGTAGCAATCATACCTATAGCAGTAGTCAAGCAAGCCAAAATAACAGCAACAGCTAAAATAAAACTACCTTCATAACCTGCTAAATTTTTCACTAAATCAGTGAGTAAAAATGTAGCATTTACATCTAAACTATAATAATTTACACCTTGAGCTCCTAAATATGCTAAGCCAGCATAAACAACAAATAATAAAGTAAAACCTACTAAGATAATACCGAGCATCATTTTATTATATTCTTGTTTATTGCAATAACCTTTTTCACGAAAAGCAGTGATAAACATACCTGCACAAATAATACCTGTACCTACATCACCTGTATTATATCCTGTAAAAAATCCATTCAAAAATGACTCTTTGGCTGTAGAAATAGAGCTACTATGTAATGTATCGATAGGATTTACAATGGCTAATACAACAATTGCCAATAAAGTAATAAGTAAAGCTGGTGTCAAATAATTGCCCACTTTATCAATAACAGTGGAACGGTTCATAGCAAAATAATATGATATTGCAAAAAATATAGCTAAAAAAATAATTCTCGCCATAAATGGCAATTCACCAAAAATGCCTTGCATACCAGATTCAAAAGCTACACCTCCACATCTAGGTATAGTACCAAAAATAACAACTAATAAACCAAGTCCCATATATAAATAATGCCACCAACTATTGATATGTTTCATCATATCTTGCAAATTATATCCTACATTACCTACAGAAGCTAAAGCCATCATAGGAAATAAAATTCCTGTAAGTGCTAAACCGATAATTGCCCAGCCAACTTGTTCACCTGATACTAAACCTATAATCGGTGGAAAAATCAAATTACCTGAACCAAAAAAGATAGCAAACATCGCAAAACCCATAACTAAAATATCTTTTTTCATATTTTTCTTCATCTATCGACCACTCCTCTTTTAAATTTTATTAATTAATTGCATTTATCTTATATCTTTATCGTATAATTATACCAAAGTTATTCACATTATCAATGATATGCGTAATATAATAAACACTCTATATTTTTTCTTTTTATAATATACATTTGTATTTAAAATTTTATTTTTCGTAACAAAATCAAGATTTTAACATAAAAATTAAAATCATTTTTTTCAATCATCAAAAATCTAAAATAAAAATCTATGTTAAAGTTCATCATACTAATACATCTTATCTGCAAAATTATACTTGCCGTCTTCAAAATCACTAAGTATTGAAGTCCATTTTAGAAAATGATATAATTATTTTATTGTGGATATAGCCACCAGTATTAATTAGCTGGTGGCTATTCTTATCTTAGTTATTTAATTACAATTCAATTTATTTTTAGAAAGGATGTATCTTTTGTTAAATCATAAACAATTATTATATAAAATTTTACCTTATGGCTGTCAGATGAATTTTTCTGATGGGGAACGCTTCGCAGGTCAGTTAGAACGCATGGGCTATAAACCTGCCGAAAAATTAGAAAACGCTGATATTATCATCATCAATACTTGCTGTGTTCGTGAAAGTGCCGAAAAGAAAATTTACGGCAAAATTGGCGAAATCAAACATTTAAAACAACAAAAACCAGATTTAATCTTAGGTATCACTGGTTGTATGGCACAAAAAGATGGTGATGCCATCTTCAAAAAAGCTTCTCATGTAGATTTTGTCCTTGGCACAAATAAAATGTATGATTTACCTGCTGTATTAGAAGAAATTTTTGCTTCTCGTGGTCATATTGTCAAATTAGCTGGCGATTATGATATGCCACCAAATGTAGAACCAGCAGAAAATAATTCTCTATTTGCTTTCGTTCCTATCATGTATGGTTGCAATAATTTCTGTACTTATTGTATCGTTCCTTACGTTCGCGGTCGTGAACGCAGTCGTGCACCACAAGAAATTGTTGCAGAAATAACAAAACTCGCTCAAAATGGTGTAAAAGAAGTTACTTTACTCGGTCAAAATGTTAATTCCTACGGAAAAGATAGAGATGATGCTGACTTTGCCGATTTACTTGCGATGGTAGATAAAATCGAAGGCATTGAACGTATTCGCTATATGACTTCTCACCCTCGTGATTTAACAGATAAAGTTATCGAAACTATAAAAAATAGCAAACATATCTGCGAACATTTTCATTTACCAGTTCAATATGGTACTGACAAAATGCTCAAAGCTATGAATCGTGGTTATACTACAGCTTATTATAAAGAACTTGTAGCTAAAATCCGCAGTCAATTCCCTGAAGCTAGTTTCACTACTGATTTAATCGTAGGTTTCCCTGGAGAAACAGATGAAGATTTCGCTCAAATGCTTGAATTCTTAAAAGAAATTCGCTATGACGCTGCTTATACATTCTTGTACTCCAAACGTTCTGGTACACCAGCAGCTACTATGGAAAATCAAGTTCCTCAAGAACTCAAAAAAGAACGTCTCCATAAATTAATGGACACTCAAAATGAAATCAGCTTAGAAATAAATCAATCTTTATTAAATAAAACAATAGAAGTAATGGTTGAAGGCCCTAGTAAAACAGATCCTAATGTCTATACAGGTCATACTCGTACAAATAAAATTATACTTTGGGATCATAAAGATGAACAAATCGGCGATTTAGTTAAAGTAAAAATCACACATCCACAGACATGGGTATTAAAAGGTGAATTGGAGGCGTAAATTTTGAAACTCACTCCAATGATGCAACAGTATCAAGCTGTAAAAAATGCACACCCAGACCAAATATTATTCTTTCGTCTAGGTGATTTTTATGAAATGTTTTTGGACGATGCTATACTCGTTTCCAAAGAATTAGAACTCACTTTAACTAAAAGAAGTACAGCAGGTGATGGCATTCCTATGTGTGGAGTGCCTTATCATGCTGCTGAATCTTATATTAATAAATTAGTAAATAAAGGCTATAAAGTAGCTATTTGTGAACAAATCGGCGACCCTAAAGCAAAAGGACTCACAAAACGCGAAGTCATCAAAATTATCACTCCCGGTACAGTGATGAATGAATCTGCTTTGACTAGCAGTAAAAACAATTATATAGCTTTAATCTATGAAGAAAATCATGCTATTTATCTAGCTAGTGCTGATATCTCCACTGGAGAATGCTTCTATAGTATTTATGATGGCCCTGACCGTTGCCAATTATTATTTGACGAACTTTATCGCTTGATGATGCCAGAATTATTATTAATTAAGCCTTTTTCTTATGAACGTGAATTGAAAAATTTCTTATCTCTTCGTTTAAATAATTGCTTAGTTAATGAATTGACTGAAATCACATCACAAGTCGAAGACCTTATGCTCCAACATTTTGATGTGCATAATCGCCCAGATAATAAAATCGCTCATAAGGCAATTGCTACTTTACTTGAATATTTACATGAAACAGTAAAAACAGATTTAACTCATCTAAATAAATTAACTTATTTAGACTCTTCAAAATCTCTATTTATCGATACCTATACTTTGCGTAACTTAGAAATAACTCGCAATCTTCGCGATGGTGGCAAAAAAGATACATTATATGATGTTTTAGACTTCACCAAAACAGCTATGGGTAGCCGTCTTTTACGTAAATGGCTAGAATATCCATTACTTAACCCTAAAAAGATAAATGACCGCTTAGATGCTGTAGCTAATCTTGTATCTGATTTTTCCTTGCGTAATAATCTTCGTGAACAATTAAAAGAAATCTATGATTTTGAAAGATTATTGACTCGTATGGAAGTCGGCACAGCAAATGCTCGCGATATGAATGCCCTAAAATCTTCATTATATGTATTGCCTGCTATAAAAAAATCCTTAGCTAAAGCCACTGCTAAATTATTAGCAAACATTCATCAAAAGATTTCTACCTATAATGATTTAGTAGTTTTAATCGATAAGGCAATCGTTGAAGATCCTAGTTTCTCTATCCGTGAAGGTGGCTTCATCAAAGATGGCTACAATCAAGAATTAGATGAATACCGCAATATCGCTAAAAACAGCAAACGTCTTTTACAGCAAATGGAAGAAGACGAAAAAAATAAAACTGGTATCAAATCCTTAAAAATCGGCTATAACAAAGTATTTGGCTATTATATCGAAGTCCGCCATAGCTCTACAGAAATGGTACCTGAAAATTATATTCGTAAACAGACTTTAGCCAATGCTGAACGCTATATCACACCAGAACTCAAAGAATTTGAAACTAAAATTCTCGGTGCACAAGAAAAAATTGTTCAATTAGAATATAACCTCTTTACAGAACTTCGCGATATCTTAAAAACCCAAATAAGCTCTATTCAAAATACTGCTCATGAAATAGCTATTTTAGACGTTTTAGTAAGCTTAGCTCAAGCAGGTGATGAATATAATTACATTCGTCCAAAATTATTAGATGATGGCACTATCCATATCAAAGATGGAAGACATCCTCTTGTTGAACGCATTTTAAATCGAGATTTATTCGTGCCAAATGATACCCATTTGGATAATGCTCAAAATGAAATCATGATTATCACTGGCCCTAATATGGCTGGTAAATCAACATATATGCGACAATCTGCTCTACTCACATTGATGACACAAGTAGGTTCTTTCATACCTGCTCGTGAAGCTTCCATTTCCCCTGTGGATAAAATTTTTACACGTATAGGTGCTAGCGACGATTTAGTCAGCGGACAAAGTACTTTCATGGTAGAAATGAATGAAGTATCTCATATTCTAAAATACGCTACAAATAAAAGTCTTGTCATTTTAGATGAAATTGGACGCGGTACAAGTACGTATGATGGTATGAGTATTGCTCGTGCTGTTATTGAACATATACGCGACCATATTGGAGCTAAAACTCTATTTGCTACGCATTACCATGAACTAACTGACCTAGAAGATGATGTTCATGTAAAAAATTATTGTATCGCCGTAAAAGAAAAAGGTTCGGATGTAACCTTCTTACGTCGCATTATTCGCGGTAGTGCTGATAAATCATATGGTATCCATGTTGCTAAATTAGCTGGATTACCTCAAGAAGTGGTCAAACGTGCGGAAACAATTCTCATTGATTTAGAAAATACAGCTCCGACTAAAGAAAAAACTATTATTTCTAAAGATATTTCTGACGAAAACAATATAGATACTACACTAAAACAAGATACAGCTATCACAAATGATACTTCCCAAGAAGTAAATTATCTTCAAGATAATCAAGAAGATACGAAAACAGTTGATTATCAAGAAAAAACACCAACTTTAACTGCTAATTCAACTAAAAAATTGAAATTCATGCAAGTAGCAGAAATGCCAACTTTATTCGGTGTAAGTATAAGTACTCAATTAAAAGAATTAGATTTAATGAGTATGACACCACTTGATGCTATGAATAAATTATACGAATTGCAACAACAGGCAAAACAAGAGGAGTGATATTATGACTTCTATTCATATTTTAGATGATATCACTGTCGATAAAATAGCAGCTGGTGAAGTTGTCGAGCGACCAGCTTCTGTAATTAAAGAACTTGTAGAAAATTCCATAGATGCTCATGCGGATAAAATCGAAGTAGAAATCTTAGCTGGTGGAACATCTTTTATGCGTGTTACAGATAATGGCGATGGCATGGATAATCAAAATGCTAGACTAGCTATCTTGCGTCATGCTACTAGTAAAATCAAACAAGTAGATGATTTGATGTCCATAGATACTCTAGGTTTCCGTGGTGAAGCCTTGCCATCTATCGCTGCTGTATCAAGATTTAATTTGATTACACGTCGCCCTCAAGATGATTTAGGCACTACTATAAAATTAACAGGTGGTCGCATTGATGAAATTGAAGATATGGGCTGTAATATCGGTACTACTATCAAAGTAGAAGATTTATTTTTCAATGTACCTGCTCGTAAAAAATTTCTCAAAACCACGACCACAGAAGCAAATAAAATAAATGATTTTATCATAAAATTAGCTTTATCTAAACCTAATATTGCTTTTAAATTGATTAATAATAATAAAATAGCTATCACTACCCCAGGTAATGGCTCTCTATATGATGCTATTGAATGTATCTATGGTGCTAAAGTCAGCGAAGAATTATTGCCCATCGAAGCGATAACTGACGATATCAAAGTAACAGGCTTCATCTCCAAACCTGCTATTATTCGCAGTTCTCGTTCTTGGCAAACATTCGTCATCAATGGTCGCGTGGTCAATAGTAGAATTATTTCCAAAGCAATCGACAATGCTTACCATTCATTGCTGCCAAAATCTGGATATCCATTTGTTATTTTAAATATCGAAATCAACAAACGAACTATTGATATCAATGTACACCCTCAAAAAGCGGAAATAAAATTTGAAGATGAATCCTTATTATTCAAGACTATATACCATGCTGTTTTAGAAGCTGTAAAACCTAGTGATAATCAAGCTTTAAGTGATTTTGCTATTCCTGTAACAGATAAAGCATTGCATATTGAAAAAACAGTGCCTGAACAAATCAATATGGATTTACCTGAAAACAATCCATCTACTCCATCAAATTCATTTAAACAAAATTCAATTAACCATATACCATCATTAAAAAATAATACAACTCCTTTAACAACAGATTTAAATAAATTTCGCCAAGCAAGAGAAACACTTCACCCTAATTTATCTAATCATCACAGCAATACTATTCAAGAAACCGCCATTCAAGATTACCAAACAAATACTACCACAAAGCCTCAAACAGATATAAATATTTCATCTAGCGAAAACTTAACAGATTGTCAAAATTCTACTCAACTATTAAAAGAAGCTGTCAATCTAACGCCAATTGGACAAATTGATGCTTGCTTCATTGTTGCTCAAGGTCCTAATGGAGGAATGTACATCATTGACCAACATGCAGCACATGAACGCATTTTATATGATAAATTTGCTAAACAAACTGAGCGAATTCCTGTTCAACCATTATTGATGCATTTATTTTTAGATGTAAATAATAGTGAATTAACTCTAATTGAAGAAAATCAACAAATTTTATATGATTTAGGCTTTAACGTAGAATTAGCAGGACAAAATCAAATCCGTTTAAAAGAAGTTCCCGCTGATATAAAACCACAAGAAAGTGAAGATATTTTCCGTGAAATTTTAATTTCACTTTCTCAGTTGCACACACCTACTCCTCAAGAAATTCGTCATTCCTGCTTAGCTATGACAGCTTGCAAAGCAGCTATCAAAGCAGGCGATGTCTTAAATATCACACAGATGAAGATAATCTTAAATGAACTCGCTCAAACAACTTTACCATACACCTGCCCACACGGCAGACCAACTATTATAAAATTTAGCACTTATGATTTGGAAAAGATGTTTAAACGAGTACAATAATAAAAAAATAAGAAAAAGATAGGCTAATTTGTCTATCTTTTTCTCTAATAATATTTATATACTACATATAATATATTAAAATAAAAATAATAAGAGAGGTGTATTTTATGTTTAAACAAGCCAAAAAGAAAACTGCCATTATTTTATTAACTTTAGTTACTTTATTGATGACCTTAAATATAGCAACAGCTACAACTTATATTGGTTCATCTCAAAGCAATAAATTTCACTATACAGATTGTCGCTGGGCTAAAAAAATCAATCCTGGTAATGCCATATATTTTAGTAGTCGTGAAGAAGCTTTTAGCTATGGATATGTACCTTGCAAAGTATGTAAACCATAAAATATTAAATTTAATCAATTAAAATTTTAATTAAGACTTAGTTTTTCATTTAGTAAACTAAGTCTTTTTATTTTGTATTAATTATTTTCGAAAATTTAATTGAATTATTAGAATAAAACGAATATACTTTAAATAGTACATTGGTTTATACTTAGATAAAAACAAATCAAATATCCCTTTTTCTAACAAATCTCTTAAAACTATTAATAAATTTCAAAGGAGTGTATATCCACAAAGATTAATTAAATAAGTATTTCACTAAAATGACAATTAAACATATTATTTTCAAGCTAACTAATGTACTAATCAAGAAGCTAATCTTTTAGAGAAGTTTTTAATTATTAATGTTGATAAATCATCAAATATAAATTATTTGCAATTAATCATTCTCTATTAAATTCTAGTGATATTCTATTTTATTAATCTAAATAATATTACGCTAAGCTTCCAATGAAATTTACTAAAAAGTTATGAAAAGAGATGAATATTATCATGGAGAACTCTAACAAACAAGCACCAAACTTTTTAACTAAAAAATTAATCAATTTCGGTGATGCTCACAAGGAACAAACAGATTTATATCTTGCTAATATAAAACAAGATAAATTTTATAAAAAAGATTCATTTATCATCATTACATGGCTTTTATTTTATCCACTAGGTATCTTCTTAATGTATAAATATAGTCTCAAGCTAAGAAAATTTAGACATTTATTCAATATTTTACCTCTAATTGTAATTGCTCTAGCTAACAAAACCATAGCTATGGTTTTAGGCTTGTGTATACCTTTTATCTTCATTCCTATCTTCACCATCAGCCTTTTTTATTGCTTAGTTAGAACAAGATATTTCATGCCTTCTTGTGCAGGTATTATTGCAAGTTGTATCGGATTTTTAGTATTTACATTCTTTCATATTTAATAATTAATAAATGATGGATTGTATAATGAAGTGCGACACTTAGAAAAATAAAAAACTCATTATGAATTTTCGTGTAAAATAAAGTTACCACACAAAACCTACACGAAAGGAAAATTCATAATGAGCTATCATCATATTACCATATCTGAACGTATTCGTATAGAGGTTCTTTCTATTTTAGGTTATTCTACTCGTTTTATTGCTAAATTTTTGCATCGCCATCATTCTACTATTGCTCGAGAATTATCTCGTAATAAAATTAAAAATGAATATGTCTCTACATCTGCTCATAATAAATATCTTAAACGTCGTAAAAATTCTTCTCACTCTAGTAAATATAATGAATTTCTTTCTAATCTTATTTCTGAAAAATTACATGAAAATTGGTCTCCAGAACAGATTTCTAATGCACTTTTAAATGGTAAACTTTCCTTTAAAACCATTTATAATTGGATTTATATTGGTAAATTAAAAGGTATTTCACTTAAGAATTTACGACATAAAGGAAAACGTAGAAAAAGGAAACACGTGGTAAATTCTTAATAGGAAACAGTATCACAACTAGACCAAAAGATGTAAAAAGTAGAAAAACTTTTGGACATTGGGAGTTAGATACCATAGTATCTAGTAGAGGAAAATCTAAAGCTTGTTTAGCAACATTTGTAGAAAGAAAAACAAGATTTTATGTGGCAATAAAAATAAAAGATAGAACAGCTCCATCAATGCTAAAAGCAATAAAAAAATTAGTGAAAGTACTACCAAAAAAGGCATTAAAAACATTTACAACAGATAGAGGAAAAGAATTTGCATGTTATAAAGAAGTAGAAAAATTAAATATAAAAGTATATTTTGCAGATGCTTATGCAGCATGGCAAAGAGGTAGTAACGAAAATTCAAATGGGTTATTA